TCACTTCACGCTCAAGTCGGTCAATTCGCACGTCCCGCTCATCAACATCATCCCGGCACGTGCAGCCGGCCAAATTGCCGTAAACAGCGCCACCGATGCAGCCCGGTAACCAGTATCGGTCTTTCCCAATGCCTCGCCAGCCACAGCGCATCGTCGTTCGGCCTTCTTGCCCGGCGCCATCCTGATCGTCGGTCGCCCGGTCGCTAGCCGCGCCGCCGCCTTCTTTTCGCTCATCGTCCGACCGCGCCGCGCTTTCATCAGCACCAGGCCGGCGTCCATATCTCGAACCTCGGTCACGGTCTCGGCGCACAGGACAAAGCCCGCTCCGATATCCTCGATCCGCCGCCACACCTCGCGCCAGATATCCGGTGCGGCGAAGTGGGCGAAGTTCGGCACCACCAGCACCGGCTCGAAACCCGTCGCCTTCAGAACCCGGAGCCCAGCTATCGCCCTCGGCAGCATCGGGAACTGATCAAAAGTCACGCTGTCGTTTCTCGGCTTGCGTGGCGCTATGTCACTCCAAACCGGCGAATCCTCGTCGCGGACCTCGACGCCAGCTTTTCCCAGCATCTCCAGCCATCGGGCGCGATCAGAACCGTGCCGCGTGACGGTGAACCAGCCAACAAAGCTCTTTTCCATGTGCCGTTAAGCCCCGACATTTTGATATGGCTATGATACGGCGTTTCTACTGCCCGGCGAAAGCGTCACCGCTTCAGCCGGCGCTCAAGATCCGCGACGGCATCGGTGATGGCGTCCCAATTCTTCTTGGTCGGCCCGAAAAGCCCCTTCTTCCACCGGCTCCATGTCGCCTGCGGAACGCCAGCCCAGTAGCAAATGAACGACATCGGCAGCTTGAGGCGTGCCGCGCGCTGCTCGATGGCCTGGATTTCCTGCATCAGATCCTTCATGCGCTGAACGATATGGGAATTAACATATCGCACAATTGCCAAACTCAATCAACCTAAATCGTCAAATTTAAATTGACGTTCCAGAAATTATGGATTAGCGTTGTGGTCGTGGAATTGAAGCGGCCAGCGTGCCGCAGACCAAAGGAGGCACCGATGAACCATCTTGATCCGCGCATCGGCACCCTGAACAGCGGCAAGTTTTATGCCTTCGCCCATGGCTACGATAAGCCTGAGACGATTGGCAGCCTTGAAGAAGTGGAGATCGCCCTGGGCCTGCGCACCGCCCCGGCGAAGCCAGCCAAGATGGTCGCCAAGCGCGAGTATCGCGATTATGTGGTCACGATGACCCAGGGCGGCGAGGATACCGAAACGGTCGAATTCGCCAAGAGCGCCGCTCAGGCCATCAGCAAGGCGCGGCAGTTCTGGAATGCGCAGGATGGTCGCACCCGCAGCGTCGGACTTCTGCCCCGCTCTTTCCGCGCCCGTGTGGCGCGTTCTGAATAACCCGAAGGGGGCCCAATTGAGCGATCCGGTTTTCCCGATCTGCACCGAGAAAAATCCAGCGCCCGGCGGCGGCTGGCAATGGGATTGGAACCATCCTGATGCCACCGGCGTGGAGATCAACGAGGTGTATGGCGACATGCGCTATACCTGCCCTCATTGCCATCAGAGCTATGTCTCTGAAGGCGCTGACGCTTAAAGGAGGCCTCTGCGCCATGGCTGACGCCGTCGAATATGTCGTCGAATTCGACTGCCCAAAGACCGGCGCAGATATGGATGTCGATCCAGCGGTCGCCTATGGCGCAGTGGTCTATTGCAGCCATTGCGGCGGCGAGCATGCGATGATCAAAGAAATCGCGCAGATTTACGCCTTCCACCCCGACGGATCGATGACATTTCCAAACGATGAATGGGCTAGGGGTGAAGTTCCGCCCAAGGCATAGGCAATCCCAGAAACGCAAAAAGCCCCCGACCAGCTAAGGTCGAGGGCTATCTTGCCTCAGTTGTCGGGGTCACCCTACCACATCAGGGCGGAGATCCGACATACTGCTTATAGGCCTCGATCCAGTTGGTCCGGATCGCGGTCTGCGCCTGGTCGAGCGTCAGGGTTCCGGCGCACACCAGCCGGTGCAGGGTGTTCTCCAGCTTGTCCTTGAGATGCGCGTTCCAGGGTTGGGTGAAGTACGGCTGCGGCCAAAGGTTCTCCTTCACGTCGGCGCCCCCGATTTCCAGGCTGATCAAGTGGTCGATCTCGCAACCACCGTCGCCGACGCAATAGCCCTGGTTCGGGCCGGCCATTCCATATTCCCGATAGACCGCGTTCTTGGTCGCCTGCGTGGTGGCGCGGTAGTCCTTAGTGGTAAAGCCGGCGGCGCACAGCTTTTCCGCCGTCAGCTCGGGATTGGTGGCGCCCGGCGTGAGCGTCGGATCGGGCAGATCGCCGGCATGGGCGACGCCGGCCAGCAGCGCCGCGGCAATGAAGGTGAGGATCTTCATTTCGGCCCCTCCGATTCGAGAAGCGCTTGGTTGTAAGCCGCGATCGATTTCGCCAGCGCGCGGTCAGCTTCCTGACGGCGCCGCTCATCTTTCTGGCGACCCTTCTCCTCGGCAGCCGCCTTATAGAAATCGCAGATGGAGCGGCTCTTCTCCGAGAGTGACGACAGCGGCGGCGGCATGACCGTTTCCCGGTCAGCTTTCGTAAAAGCGCCGCCGTAGCAGATGGCGGATACCTCTCCCTCGGTCGGCGGATGATGATAGTCGTCGGCGTGGGCAACATACCCCAGCGCGCCGCCGAGCAGCAGCGCGCAGAAAATGCGGATGGTCTTCATGACTTGGCATCCTTCACGAAATCGGGATCTATCTCAATCCCATGCAGGTTGGAAACAAGGCGGATTCGGGGCGCGCGGATCGACGCGGCCGGGCTGATGGCGGCACCGATCAGGCGCAGCTGCATTTCGGCGACGGTGCAGCCGGCGACGAAGGCGGCGAGCGCCAGGGTCTGCTGAAAGCGGAGCCACGCGAACGGCATGATCAGGCCTTCTTGATCGGCTCCAGCCATTCGACGCTCTCCACCGAGATGATGCCCTCGTTCGACGGGTGCGGATCGTGCACCAGGGCGCCGCTGGAATAAATGACCGCGTGCAGGACTCCGCGGCTGCTGCGGCCGACGGCGATATAGAACTCAGGCAGCTTGTCGACCGGGTGCCCGTCCTCGCGGCAGAATTCGAGCTGGAACATGCGCTCCAGCCACTCATCTTGTCGGCCATACCAATCACGCCGGCCGAACATCTGATCGAAGGGCGGGACCATCCATAGCGGGATTTCTAGGAGCGAAGCCATGCAGGCGGCGAGGCAATTGCCATTGCCGATCCCCTCCGGCGAGAACAGGCGATCCTGCTTGACGGGGCGCATGGTCAGCACTCCACCAGCTTGCCGGCGCGCAAAAATCCGTGCCAGCCGCCGGCGCCGTCGATTATCGAGCCTCCGCCCGCATCGCAGGTGTTGCCCGCCTTGTCGACGGTCAGCAGATCTCCGACCGTGCCATGACGAATCCAGCAGCGATGCGCCGCATCCTCGCGCTTCGTGCAGTTGGATGCGGTTCCGTCGATATACCAGTGATGGCCGCTCGGTAGCTTGCAGGCTATGGCCAGACCATCGGCGCCACATTTCGGATATTCATCCCGCCCGCGAGGCGCGCTTTTTCCGCCAAAAGACCGATCAATGACGTAAAGCGCGCCGATCGGAAGCTCTTGGCTCGACCTCTCTTCTCCCGTGTCGCGATTCCTGAAAATGGGACTGCTGATGCCGTCGATGAACGGCGTCATTCTCTCGGTGCGATCCCACCATGTGCAGATGTAATCGGTCATGCCGACACCTTGTCCGCCAGCAGGTCCAACATCGCGGCGAAATCCGCCCCGGCAATCACCTTCTGCGCCGCCTTGGTCATGGCCGAGATGTTGGCGGCGCTGGCATCGTCCATGTTCCCGCCGATCTCGACGTCCAGCCGGGCGCGACGATAGTCGATCATCTGCCCGCGCGTGGCCGCGTTGATTTCGGAGCAGATCATCACCAGGTCGAGCAGACCGCCCATCACCCAATCGGCAGCGCCCCAATCCGCCTTGGCCTCGACATCGACGGGCTCATAGCCGGTGCCGAGCGAGACGACGATGATCTCCTCGCCGGGCCAGAGCTTGGAGGCCTGCAGAGCAGCGAAGTCCTCAGGGCTGTTCGCATGGATGCCGCCATCGACACAGACCATGGGCTCGCCGTCGACCGGCGAGATTACCGCCGGCGGGAAATAGACCGGCGCGGCGCTGGTGGCGCGGGCGACGTCGCGGAGCAGGAAGTTCGGACCTTCCCAACTCTTGAACCAGAACGGGCCACCCTCCTTGTCGCACCGGGTCGTCGGCACCAGCAGATGCGTCTGGGCATCGGACAGTGTCTTGTCGCCCAGCGCCTGCGCCAGATAGCGCTCCAGGGTCGCGGCGCTGTATTTCGGACCCGAGAGACCGTCCAGGCCCCTCGCCTTGTTCCAGAGCGACGCGCGGAAGATCTCGGACCCGTGGTCGTGGTAGAGCAGCGCCAGGCTGGCGGCGGCCAAGCCGATGGATAGGCCGCTTGCGATGATCCCGCCGGTGCTGGTGCCGGCGATCAGATCGAACAGATCGGCGCAGCGCTTGCCGGTGCGCTTCTCGATTTCGGCCAGCCAGAGGGCGGGAAGAAGGCCATAGCTGCCGCCGCCATCGACGGACAAAACGCGCTTGGGCATTGGTTGCCTCACAGAAATGGGGTTGGTCACGGCGCCGGGGCTGGAGCGGTCCGGCAGGCCTTGGTGTCCTTGTCGTCAATGAACTTCAGCGTCTCGGCGCCCAGATTGTTGACCGAGGCCACATAGGACAGCCCGGCAACGGCGATCTGGGCGCCGATTTGGCCGCATCCCGCCAGCAGCAGGAGCGCGGCCAGCGGGATGACGCGGATCACTTCGGGGGCGCCGACACCGGCAAGATCACCGCCGTGGTCTGGCTGACGGGCGGCGCCACCGGCACGGAGACCGTATTGACGGTCCCGGCCACCGGGACAGAGCCCGGCAGCGCGGCGGCGCAGGCGGCCTGAACCACCGGATGCACGGCAGCATCGGCGGCGTTGGCGGCGGTCACGTCCTGCACGGCGGCCGGGTCCGAGATGAGGGCGATGGCGGTGCCGGCCTTCACGATCGAGGGCGCCAGCTGGTCGGCGGTGCAGGCAACGGTGAGCGCGGTCTGCGTCTGCTGGGTCGAGCAGGCCGACAGCGCGAAGATGGAAGCGGCCAGCAGGCCGACGAAAAAGATGTTGGTGGGATTGCGCATGATCATTGGCCCTCCTGGGCCGGCTGAGGTGCCGCAGAGGCGGCGGGATCGGGGTTGAGGTTCGGCGCTTCGGATGCCTGGGCGGCGGCGTTCGCCAGCGCGGCGATGGCCTGGCCGCCAGGAATGAGCGGCGCGAACTGCGCGATGCTCGCCAGCGTGTCGGGCACCAGGATGAGGATCAGGCTGATGGCGACCGGCAGCACGGCGCGGTGCCAGTCCGGCAGCGTCCCGTCGATGACGAGCGCGATCACCAGGATGATGATGGCGATACCGATATGCGTGGTCCGCTCGGACCAGCGCTGTTGCAGCCACTTCGCGACCATGACGGCCTCCGTTGGTTGGTGTTCGGGGATGTAATGGAATTGGCGCCTGTGCGCCGGTCAGGTCCGGATCAGGCCCAGAGGCTGGAGGCCTTGGCCGCGTTCCAGTTGGCGATGTACTGGTCGACGGAGGCGGCGCCACCGGCGGTGTTGTAGAACTGCTTATAGAAGGCCGCCTGCCCGGCGAGGTCTCCGGCCGCCGGCAGCGGCTCGGGGCGCCGGTACAGCACCAGCCGCGCCATGGCCGTCGCGTAATAGAGGTTGCCAGCCATCTGGTCGGCCTTCGGCAGCCCTTCGATCAGCAGGGTGGACAGTTTGGCCTTCAGGTCCGGATGGCATGGCAGAAAATTGGTCCAGAGGTCGTCATGTGTCGCCCGCTCGACCTCATCTAGACCGATCGCCGGTCCGTTGCCGAGCTGATGCAGGTAATAGCCGCTGTTCGACTCCTGCAGCGAGATGCCGGTCATGATCTGCTCGGCCGCCATGCCGCCGAGGCCGATGATCTCGAGCGCGGGCCGGGTGACGAAGGTCAGCAGCTGGCCCGGGTTGATGCCGGTCATGCTGTGCGCGCCGCCTGATGGCGGATCGCTTCCATGAGGCGCTTTTCCATCGCGTCTAGATCGGCGCGTGTCGGAACGTCGCGGAGCGTCTTGAGCGTGTCATCCTTGAAGGACTGGAAATCGCGGACCTGGACGTTGTGGGCCTCCCAAAGGGTGTCGTCGGCTTCCTTCGCCGCCTTGACGTTCGCATCGTCGCGTTGCCCTCCCTTCTCCTCCAGCCCGTTAAGTCTCTTCCAGATCACCCCCATCGCTCCGAAGCACAGGGCGACGACGCCACCCACTGTCCATTTAAATGTCGCCTCGTCGACATATTGCTGCGGGTTGTCCATTTGATCGTTTCTTTCGTTTCTATGGGCTCGCGCGCCGCAGTCGGGCGACGATGTTGAGGAAGGCATGGTGGTGGGTCAGGGAAGCTGTACGGCTGTCGCCGGCCAGGACGCGGTTTGCCCGGCCTGCAAAAGCCCTTCGGCAACGCTGGCCCCGTAGTAAAAGTCTCGGGCAGCGGGCGCAAATTCAAGGAACTGCTCGGCGGTGAACGGATGACCAATGCCATGAATGTCCTTGAAATAGAAGGTCTGGCCACCGCCAGGCAGTCCATCACCGCCCTTGATCGACGAATAGACATTATTGATGTGCAGCTCGGAGTTTTCATCGACCGAGTAGGTTCCCTCGATCGCGGAGGTGCATACCGTCGCGCCGGCCGCGCACTGGACCGTCAAGCCAGCGACCAGCAGCGCTTGCATCTGGACAGCGGGATCAGGCAGCGGTGCAGCCGGCGGCGAGAAATGGCCATTACCATAAAACCAGCCGATGCCGACACCGTCGGGCGCCTGCATGATCGACTGCCCAGCAGGCGGGAGGATCGGCGCGACGCCGTCCCACTCGATGATGTTGACGACGACGCCCTGCGTCTGATCGATCAGGGCATAACTGGCAGCGCCGGCCGCCTCGGATGCAAGCCATAGGAGGGCCGCGAGAAGAAGTGCTCGCATATCAGATCGCTCCATGAATGCTGAGTTGTCCGCGGGCGCCATGGCCGCCGGTGCCATTGCCAGAGGCACCCCCCGCCCCGGCTGGCGCCGTCCCGTCTGCCGCCGTACCCGATAGGACACTTGCGCCGGCAGCGCCTCCAAAAAGGCTTCCCGCCGACGCGCCGACGGACGATGTACCTACGCCGCCCGAACCGCCGCCACCATAGACAGAGGGAGAACCTGAAAGCCCAGAAGTAGCGTTTGTCGATGTCGAGCCACCATATCCGCCAGCGTACAGGCAGCGGGGGCCGGTACCACCCGGACTAATGCCTGTTGTGGAGCGATAAAGGCAGGCGCTATCGACAACATCCTGTATGCCGCCGCCGGCCAATCCGGTGGAACCGCCGGACACATTGGAAAGCCCAACAGATCCGCCTGTGACGCTGAAGATGGAACCAAAGGAGGAACCGTTCCCGTTATTTCCCGCGGATGCCTGCGCGGCGATGGTGATGGTGACCGACGCGCCAGGACCGCCGAGAGCGGCAGACGACAATTCGAACGGCGCCGCACCACCGCCTGAGGAACCTCCATACGAATTCGAGCCCCCCGTACCCGAGATGCCGCCGGCGCCCCCGCTGGTAAGTATCCCGTCGAAATTGTTGTACCCGGGCGGCACGATGAACGTGACCGAAGACGTCACGATCATATCGAACGGCGAGAGGATCACCGAAACGAAGGTCGAGCCGTCGGTTTGAACCAATCTCGACTCGTTCGGATACATCGGATACGACGCGAGGCCGTCCACCGTGCCGGTCGAGGCCGTTAGCGTGACGGTGCCGGTGCCGGTGTTCTGGACGATCGCCCACCAGCCCGCGCCAGCGCTCGAAGGCGCCGGGAGCGTCATCGCCCAGGTTCCGCTGGTCGCCCTGATCAGCGATGTCCCGTCACCCACGGCAATGCTATAGGCGCCGGTATGATCCGAGCGCGGCATCGTCGTCGAGGGCGGCCCGCGCTGGCCGACCAAGAAGACGTTCCAGGCGGTCTTGGTGCCCGATCCAGACACAGAGGTAACCGTGACCGTCATCGCGCCGGTCGACGAATTATAGGCGCTGACGACGCCGTCCATATAATTGGCGGTCGGCGCAGCCTGATCGGCAATCCGCACCGGCATTCCGGGCGTGAAATTCTTGCTGGCCTGGATCGTCGGAGACTGCGTGCCGAGACCGATCGTCAGGCTCGTCGTGCTCATGCCCTGGGTCGAGGCGGAAGTGGCCGAAGCAGCGGCCGCAGCTTGCGCGGCGTTCTGGGCCGCCAGGGCGGAATTCAGATAGGAAAGCAGCTGCGTGTTGCAGTCGTTCATCTGAGCCGGCCACGCCGTCACATAGCCGTAGCCGTTGAACTGGTCCGGCATCACATAAGTATTGCCGTTGCAGGTATAGCTTGTGCTGGCCTTGGCGCCCCCCGACACCAGCGCCAGAATGGCGGCGAGCGCGAGGGCGGCGGAGCGGATGAATTGCTTCATGCTACGATCTCTTCGAAATGGAGCCCGACACCGGAAACGCCAAAAGCAGCGGCCGTGAGGGGGTCGAGTTGGGACATTGCGGCGAGGAAGCTGACGCGAGCGGCGTTGACGCTGTCCGCGGGCATCGCGGATACGAAGCACTGCTGGGAAATGCCCAGCCTCAGCATCATGTCGAAGATATTGGCGAACGCCTCGTTTTGGGGCAGATAGTCGATGCTTGCGACGATGGTTCGATATTTAGGCCGCGGATCAATGCAGCGCTTCCCTCCGAGGGTGCGCGTCAGAACCGACGGATCGGTAACCCCGAATTGGGTGCCATAAACGATGTTGAGCGTCGGCTGATAGCCTGGACAGATCACCAAGCGATTGAGCTCGATGAAATTCGCCGGATTGGCTGTATCATTGATCTGCACGAGCACATATCGGGCGATCTGCGGCGTATCGAAGATCACATAGGCGGGCTGCGGGGAAAATCGAGCAGCTTCGGCGGTGATCTTACCGTCAAACCAGGATGAGCTGCCGTAAGGCAGCGCGCCCCAGGCATAGGTGGTGGCGACTGCGGCCGTCGCCTGCGCCACCAACTGCGTCAGGGCAGCGTCGGTATAAAGCTTGACCGTCAACGTGGCATTGAGGGTCAGATTGTGGCGCGGAATCGCCACGGCCAGGATGGATTGCTGCGTCGTCAGGTCGATCAAGAACTGCGACGCATCTTGCGTGCAATTGACCGAGCGAGCCTTGAAGGCCAGTTCAGGGATTTGCAGGTTCGTCAGCGGGGCGCCCGGCATCCAATTGCCAACCCCCGGAACGAAGTTCGGCGTCCAGAAATCGACATCGCTGAGGTTTGGGAATCCGATGAGGATATTGGGGTTCGGCGCCATGCCGGTCAGTACCGGGCGTAGACGTCGACCGCGATGACCGTGCCGGCGCCATAGGTGCCGACGCTGGTCACCTTGCAGCGATATTGCGCCCCGAGCACGCCCTGCAAGATGGTATTGCTGGCCAAGCCTCCGTCCGAGATGGTGGTCGGGGTCGTCAGGGCCGCGTTCGTCACATTGACGACCTGCGAAAGAGACGCGGTCGTCCAATGGAAATCGGCGATGTCGATCCAGTTCGTGCCGTCGACCGTCGATTGCACATAGACATCCGCCGAGGTCGCTGACGAGGCGACGTAGGTGAAACGACCCTGGATGGTGATGCTGCTCGGCGTGCCGAATCCGCTGACGGCGGTCTGCGCGACGCCGGTCTGCGCCGTGGTCACGGCGACGCTGCAGAGCGAGGTCGCTTCGGCCATTTGCCCAAGCACGAGCGCCGCCGCCAGGCATGCGGCCAGAAATGCCTTCTTCATCATTTGATTATCCCCAGAGGACGAGAGTGGTTTGGCCGGCGGTCGCATAATCACCGAAGTTTTCGACCATGCCGATGCAGACAAAGTTCTTGCCGACTGTCTGTGTCTGGTTGCCGCCGATGTTCTGCACCGTCTGCCAGTCGAAGCGCGCGATGTTCAGCGCCACCGTCGAGCCCAGCTCCACCGGCGCGGCGAAGGCCGGATCGACCAGCACCTCGACCACTTCGCGGAAGACGCTGCGCAGGGCCAGCTGCCGCTGCGCCTCGGCAAGGGCGTCGGCCAGAGCGACGAACAGGCTGGTGAAGGTCGCCAGGGCAGCCAGCGCATGAACCTTGAGCACGGCGGCATTGCTGGCGGCGGCCTGCCGGTATTGCTGAAGCACAAAGCCAACGCGGGTCAGGGTCGCGGACCCCGCGATGTCGGTGGCAGACTGAACCTGGTTGTTCAGCTGGTAATTCATGATCACCTGCCATAGCGGCACCGAGACGCTGGGCGTGTTGCCATTGACCGTCGGCGCATCGGTTCCGAGGTCGTTGGATTGAACGATGGTGATGCCGCTGGTCGGGTCTTTCACGTCGGCTGCGGTGATCGTGAGCACCGTGGGGCCACTTGGGGCGGACAGCCGACCGAATAGCCATTGTCCGGCCCGGGTCGTCGTCAGGAAGCTGTTCCCGCCCTGGAGAAACTCATCAACGATGTCGCCGATAGCGGCCCCGCCGGTGTCGATCCAGCGCCCAGTCTGCGCGGAGATCAGGCTGTCGAGCGCCGCAGAACCGGTGATCTGGCTCGACGGCTGACCGCCTGGGCCCGTCAGGATGCGGGTGACGATCTGCGCGATGGTGTTACTGGCCGTCGTTCCTTCCTGGGCATCGACCGTCAGCTGCCCAGCCGGCTGCGAGCCCAATTGGATGAAGGCGCCGAAAGTAGGATCGTCGCAGTAATTGTAGGTTCCGGCAGTCGGCGTTGAAGCCTGCAGCAGCGCCACGGTGGCGAAGCTCGTGCCGCGGGTGAGCACGACGCCCTTGTCATAGACCGCGTTGATGGTCACCGCGCCGATAGTGATATTGGTGCGATCGGTGATCTGATACGTCAGCTTCGATGTGTTGACGCACGGCACCGGCATGTTGAAGGCCGCGCCCAGCAGGATCGGCTTGAACTTGCCCTGAAGGTCCGCGGCGACACCGTCGAAGCCCGCCGGTAGCACGTTCGTACCGCCATAGGTCACAGCCTGGATCGGCAGCGCATAAATCTCGGCCAGGCGGTCGCGGACGAGAATTTCGAGCGTGGTGTAGGTGAAGCTCGCAGCCTGCATCGTGCCGGCGAACATCAGCATGAAGCCGGTCGGATAGGACGGATAGGACGGCGGGAATGTGCTGGTGTTCAGCGCGCCCTTATATATCCGGAACCCCTGACCGTCGAAGCCGAACAGCTTATAGGGATCGAGCGAATGATCGCTGTTGTCGATGACGGTCTTGCCGAAGCCGATATCGCTCAGACCTCGCGTCGTATCACGCTGCCAGCAATGCCGCTCGAAATTGCCGACGCTGTTGATGAGCGCGCGATATGGCGTGTTGGGCGGCACATCGTGCGGACCCGTCATGAAGTCCTGCGCCGTCGAAAACCGCAGCGTGGTCAACTGGAGGCTGTTAGGATCGATGCAATCGATCTCGACCAGGTAGAAGGTCTGCGACGACATCAGCGCGGCCTGGACGCAGCGCGATCGGCGGCGTGGGCCTGGGTCGCGGCATAGCCATTGGCGACACGGAGCAGTTCGGCATGCTGCTGGCCGACCTGCGCCACCACCTGACGAAGGCTCGCCATCTCGGCGCGCAGAGTCTGCACTACCGCCGTGGTGCCATTGTCATTGGAGGGCCCCCCGGTGCCGTGGGGGTAGACCATCGCACCGCTCGACGGCGGCACATACATCCATTCCTCGCCGCGCTCGCCGACTTTCGACCAGCCCGAGGCAAGACCGCCATTCGCATGGCTGTGCTTGGCCAGATATTCCGGCGAGTTCATGAACTGCGTCGCGATCTGGTCGAGGCTGACGCCGTTCTGCACCTCGTTGAGGTAATAGGCAAAGTCCGACTGCGTCCCGGTGCGGCCAAGCAGGCTCGTATAGTCCTGGCCGATCGCGTTGATGGCCGCCGCCATATTGGGCTGAGGCGGCGGCGTCACGCCGTAGGAAACGCCCGTCGAGGACGTTCCGTTCGGCGTCACCACGCCGGAATATGACCCACCGCCAGCCGAGGCAATGCTGCTCGCGATCGTCGCGTTCACCTGCGCCATCAGCGTGTTCAGGTTCTCCACAGCCTGGGCGATGGTCAGCGTGTTGGTCTGGGTGCCCGTGGCGGCGTCGAGCTGCTGCTGAAGCAGCGTGACCTGTTGCGTGGCCGTCGAAGCCTGATCCGCGGTCGACTTCTCGACCTCCTGCAGCTGCTGCTGGACATAGTCATAGTCCGAGACATACCCGGAACCGGAAGCGTTGTAGGACTTGCTGGCGGTCAGGTATTGCTGCGCAAGGCTGGTCAGCTGTCCCTGGGCGTTCGCAGCCACCGTCGGGTCTGACGAAGAGGACTGCTGCACGGCCTGGTCGAAGGCGGCTTTTGCGGCCTGGAGCTGAGACAGCGGGTCGCCATCGGACAAGCTGCCGGCGCCCATGCTCGCCAGGAACGTCGCGAGGTCCTGCGACGTCTTCAGAGACTGACTCGCCAGGTTCTGCTCGACGGTAATCTGATTGTTGTAGGCCGTCGTGACGCCCTGGATGGCCGCCTGAACTTCCGGCTTGTAGAGATTGGCGATGTCGAGCGCCATCAGTTCTTGGGCATTCGCCAGGTTTCCGCCCACCGCCTGGATATCGGCGAAGGTGGATTGAAACGTCGTCACGAGACTCTGAAGGCTCGTGCCGATTCCGCCCGTCAGCTGGTCGAGCTGAGACTGGATGTTGTCGTTCGCGGCCTGGGTAATCTGCTGTTCGGCATTCGAAAGCCCGGTCGCCATGTCCTGGGCGGAGATGCCCAGCTTATCGGCGATCGGCGCCAGATCACTGAAGGTCTGCTTGATGCTCGCCATTTCGGTGGCGAAGGTGCCCATGGCTGGAGCCGCCTGGGTGATGCCCAGCATCTGCTCAACCTGTTCCTTGACCTTCTCTGTCGCGTCGGCCTGGCTGATCCCCACCTCAGACAGAAGACCGGAGACGCCTTCGAGCTTTCCGTAGAGGGTTTCGACGTTCTGCTCAAGCTGGCTGACGGGCTGCGACGTCGTCAGCCCGAGGAAGCTCTCGACGGCCGATTTCGTGGCATCCGCCGCAGCCTGCGTATCGAGGCCAAGCTCCTTCGCCTTCGCGTTGAAGTTTTCGACGGACGTCGTCAGCTGGCTGGCCGTTGTCTCGGCCGCCGTCTCGGCGGCTTGGGTATAATCGGTTACGCCGGATTTCATGGCGTTGATCGCCGCATCGAAATCCTGGCCGAATTGGAGATCGGCCTCGAAAGTCGCCGCATCCGTTGCGGTGCTGTTCTTCAGGGCCGATTGGCCGTTCGCGTTCAGGCCCGTCACGGAGCCGCTGGTGAGCGCCTCTTTGAGATAGGCGATTACGGCCTCGTCTTCCGTCGCATAGGAAGAATAGTCGCCCACACCCGGGCCACCGCCGACGCCAGGCTGCTTGACGTAATACTGGCCCTTGAAGGTCCCGACCTCGATATTGCCGAGGCCATTGATGGTCAGGCCGAGCGCTGCCGTCGTCGAGTTCAAGGACGAAATGGAGTCGTTCAGCAGCTTGGTCGCGTCGCTTACGCTCCCGCCATTGTCCGAGGCCGAGCCAGCAACGCTAAGCTGCCCATTCGCGAACGAGGAATAGGCGTCGCTGTCAGGGCCGACGGTCGGGTGTCCCGTGAAAAGATACGGGAATAGCGCCGATAGCCCCGACACTTCTCCGCCGATCGCGTCGCCTTCCAGGTACCTCTCGATCGGGCTGCTGCTTTTGTTCGCCTGCCCGAACTCAGCGCCGATATAGGTGCTCGCGGCGGTGCCGGCGATCATCCAGCCGATGCCGGGGATGGCAGCAATGCTCGCGCCGCCCGAACCGAGCAAGCCCGCCGATTCTCCGCCCGAAACCGCTCCGATCTCAGCGCCCTGAGAAACGATCGGGACAACGGTACCATCAGACAGTGCGAGGGTGCCGATAGTCCCGGCGCCGACTGTCGAACCGCCGGCGGTGGCTCCCGCGCCTCCGAAGAGATAGGCGCTTGCGCCGGCAAGAAATCCGCCATTACCAGTGATGCCGAGGGAAGAGCCTATCGTCGGGCCACCAAGCAAGCCGGAGACACTCGATCCGGTGCTCGCGGTGGAGAACAGCGAGCTGAGCACGCCGCCCGTGCCTTGCGTACCGGTGCTGCTCGCGCTGATGCCCGTGGCCGATTCGATGATGGGCAGCACGATCTGCGTCTCGGCGAACTGCGAAATGATGTTTGCGATGAAAGTATCGACCGACGTGTGCCAACTCTTGATCATCTTGTCCCAGCCGGAACCGCCGGACTGAAACACTTGGACCAGGCCGGCCGACATATCGCGGGTAATGCCGTCGGCCAGCTTCTTCACCTCTTCCTGCTGCTGGCGATATTGATCGGTGATCGCCTGCTGCTCGTCCTTGATCTGCTGGGTGGCGCGAACATTGGCGAGGATCTTCTGCGCATCATCCGAATTGATATCGAGGCCCTGCTGCTTCAGCTTGACGATCTCGGCCTGGACGGCCTGCTCTTCCTTGCTGGTCGCGAGCTTCTTGCTGCCCGCCTCCAGATCAGCCTGAGCGGCGGTCAGCTGATCCTGGCTCAGAGCCAGTTCGTTCTTCAGCGCGACAGCGAGACCATTCTGATGGATATCCCATTGAGCCTGAATGCTCTGGGTGATCTGGTCCTGCACCTGGGCGAGGTCAGTTCCGTCACCGGTCCTCTCCTGCTCTACCTCGGCAATCGCCAGCTGATTGGCATACTGCGCCAGGACCTGCTCGGTGATCTGGGTATAAGTCGTCAGTTCCGAATTCCCGGCCACATCGACCAGAGCTTGCGATGCGTCGCGCTGCGCCTGCAGAATTTGCAGTTGCTGCCCGGCCTTCGCGTTGAGGTCGTCATAAGCGATCGACAGCTGGTCATCGACCTGCTTCTTGCTCGCGGTCGCAGCTGTCGGGTCGTTCTGCCGCGCCACGTTCAGCGCCTTCTGGGCGGCTTCGGCCAGGACGCCGGCCTGAGTGCTCTTATTCCAGGCTTCGGCCAACGCGGAGGCGTCGTCGACCTGCTGCTGGACGGCACGATTCGACGCCTCAATCGCGGCGGTATGCTGCGCCATGATGACGATGCTGTCGGCCAAGAATTTGGCCTGGGACTGCTCCTGCTGGCTGACCGTGTCCTGCGCACCAGCGAAGTCGCGGGCCTGGGCGATGGCAAGCTGCTGCGCGACGCCGGTTTTCTGATAGGCAGCGGCGACGAGCGTCGCATCATCGACGATCTGCTGATTAGCCAGGTGTTCCGCAGCGCGCGGGTCGCCGCCAGATGCCGGCCCTGACGATGTGGTGCCACCGGCAACCGAAAAGGACGGCATCAGCCCAGCCAAGTCAGAAATCCCGGCCGGCGCAGATCTGGCGCCCATTTGCGCCTGGAGACTGATCTCCTGCTGCACAAGGCTATCCAGCATCTGGCCGCCGACAAAGCCCGTCACGCCGCCTTGGCCTGCCTGCCCCATCGCGGTCTGAATCTTCGTCTGAAGCGAAGCCATCTGTGACTGATCCAGCGCGGAAGCCGCGCTGGTGCTGCCGCCCAGCGATGCTAGGATATTGGCCAGCGATGTGAAGCTCTTCAACGCACCCTGGACGGACCCGCTTTGGGCCATCTCATCCATAAGATGGGTCCAGGCCGCGCCGAGCTCATTGAGGGCTTTCGTGGTCTGAGACATGCCGTTCTGAGCGGCATTATGGAAATAGTCGTCGATCTTCTGGATTTCGATCGCCAGCGCTTCGGCCTGCTGACCGTGCTGACCCATCGCCTGCAGGTTCTGAAGCTCTGCGGTGGTGAAGATCGGAAATTGCTCATTCAGCTTGGCGAGCGATGTCACGCCGCCGTCGAGCGCATCGGTCAGCGTCTTGGTCGCGGGCGCGACCTGCTGGCCGGTGACCTGGGCAAAGCTCACCGCAGCATCGGTCAGCTTCTGCAGCTGGTCGACGCCGAGATTGGGAGCGATGACGTTATCGCTGGCGATCTTGCCGGCGGCCCCCATGATGTCCAGCCGCGACGCGCTCGTGCTCGGGCTGATGGCGTTGGCCATGGCCATGATCTGCTGGGCTGTCACCTGGGCGGTGTTGCCGGTGATTTGCAGCTGCGCGTTCAGGCTGCGCAGTTCTTGGTCCATGTTGGCGGCGTGGATAACCGGATAGGCCATTGCCGCGGCCAAAGCGCCGAAAGCGGCGACAGCGCCAAGCGTGCCGAGGTTCAGGCCGCCCATGCGATTGGTCAGGACCAGCAGCGAACCGGGAATGCGCGAAAAGTCGCCGCTGGCGATCTCGCGGCCCAGCACGATGATTTCGCGGGTGACGCCGGCCGTGCCGACGGACAATCCTTGCTGAGCCGCGGCGGCATTCGTCGAGGCCGAGCCCATGCGGGTGGTGGCGTCGGCGTGCGAAGAAGCGGCAGATGCGCCGCCCGTCAGTTCCGCATTCAGCTGCGCCACGCTCGCGGCGAAGCGCTGATTGATGCCGACCGCCGCGTCACCAACCTGGTTGAGCGCGCCAGTGCGGGAGATCGCCGCATCGATCGCCGCCTGCTCCTGGCCGCGCACGATGACCATATTCTTGATCATCTCGTTCAGCTGGATGCGCTTCTGCGCTTCCTGCTCGAATGCGCCGGCTGCCGTGGTCGTCGCCGCGGCTTCCTGCGTCACTGCCTGCTGCGATGCTGCGCGGGCGCTCGTGACGTCCGAGATAGCTGCCTTCAGCCGGGCATATTGCTGCATGAAGGCATCCGCACCGGTGGCGGCGTCTCCTGCATCAATTCCAAGACTGAGGACGATATCGGACATCACTTCTCCGGCGAGCGGGCTCTGAGGATTTTCATGAGGGCGGCATCGGCGGCGCGGATCATCCGGACGAGGACGTCGAAATCCTCATCTTCGATGCCGTGCCGCCGCGCATAGCGGTCGATGGATGACCAAGGGATCGGGGATATGCCGCTGAAGGATGGCGGCCGATCCGTGGAGAGTTCTTGAAACGCCCGGTAATATTTCTCGACGCCGGGCGTCGGCTTGGGCCGGTGAAGAATGGGATTTCCCTTGTCGAGGGGGTCATCCACCAGCCATTTGCGGAAAAGCTCTATGTCCTCGCCGTATTCTTCTTGCCATTCGACGAGGCCGACGAGTTTTTTTCCGTGGCCTTGGTCGCGGCCTTGCGATAATTGGCGGCGTTCATGGAGAACGTCACGACGCGGCCGCGCAGATCCTCGAATTCCTTGTCCAGCAGCATGGCCTCGGCCAGCGCGGGCGAATAGGCCACCTCGGTCTCGTCATTGGGATCGACCAGGCCGGTGATGCCGCCCCAGCCGACCAGCACGCCGCCGGCGATGCCCTTGACCATCAGGCCCTCGGATTCTTCGTCGGTGAGCTTCACGCCCAGCTCGATCTTGTCGCGGTAGGGCTCGCGCAGCTGCTCCAGCAGCGCAGCATGCTTCTTGTTGCCCCAGCGGGCGACCAGGAAATAGGCGCCGTCGCCCAGGTCCATCTTGGCGCCGCTCACCGTCGCATCGACGTTAAGGGCGAATTTCTTCTTGAGGTTCAAAGCCATTTGTCGGGGTTCCTTTGTCGGGGAGTCGGAAATTGTCGGGGCGGAAGAAACGGGCGGCCGGCGCCCGACGCGCCGGCCGCCGCTCGGGCCGAAGCCCTACCGAGCTTTCGCCCGGGTCACGCGCCGTAGGAGGCGATGCGGTTGATGCGCATCTGCTTGCCGGAAACGCTGTCGTACTGGGTGGTGAAAGTGCCGGTCAGCTTGTAGTCCTGGTTGATGCCTGAGACGGGGGTCTTGGCATCGGTGAACCGGCCCGCCGGCATATCGACCGCGTAGGCATTCCCGGCGGCGTCCTTCAGGACGAACCATAGGCTGGACTGCGTACCGGCCAGGAACTTCGAATAGATGCTCTGGCCCTGGGTCGCGGACATATAGATGCCGAACTGCAGGGTGGCATTGAATTGGCCGTCGCGGACGTCCGCATCGCCCAGCACGCCCAGCGCCATAACGTCGCCCAGGTTGTTCTTGATCATCAGGGTGGCGTCGCTCATCTTGCCGGACGCGACGCCGGCCTCGTTGATGCGGACCACGCTGGTCACCGCGTTCATGATGCTGTTGTTCGGCGCCGCGATAGGCGTGCCGGTGCTGGCGGTCGCGGTGCCGGTGGAAACGCTCATGCCCTTCCAGGTCGTGGTCGCCTCGAGGATCTGGCCGGGCGTCATCTTCAGCTGGAACTGGTCCGGATAATGCCCGGTGAATTCGCGGGTGAAGCTGATGTCTGGGTGGTCTTCCTCGACGGTGAAGCTGTTGCGCGTCACGCCATTGGCGATGGTGTCTCCCCACAGCAGGCGGATGGCTTTTCCCGCGCCCGCGTCGGTGGTCCAGCCGGTGGGCAGGTTGTCGCAGGTCAGCGCGTGTGCGGCGATGCCAGTGATGCGGACATAGTCGTTATTGGCCGCGGTGGCGAACTGATTGGCCGCCTGCGAACCGCCGACCTTGACCACCAACCCGACCGACAGGCCCAGCGTGGTGAAATCGAGCGTGGTGCTGGCCAGGCCGGTCGAGGTCGCGGTGATGTCGCCGGAAGCGCCCTCGTAGCCGATCACCTTCAGCGTCTTGCCCGCGCCGGCGGTTTCCGCCGTGCTGGGCGCCGTTGCGGTGGTGATGGTGGTCCCTGTCGAGGACGAGGCCTTGAACACACCGTCATTGCCCGAGTTGGTGAAGCCCGAGGCATAGAGCAGCATATTGGCCAGAACCGCCGCGCCGCCCGAGGGCACGGTGAAGACGTTCGGGGTGCCGGCGGTAACGGCCACATTCGAGAAATTGGTCGTCTGGTTCCAGGTCGCCGCGTCCTGAAGGGTCGCCGCCAGGATCGGATCTGCGACCCCATAGGCGAATTCATAGACCAGCGTTCCGCCCGGCTTGCGGTCGGTCAGGATATTGTCCTGCACGGTGCGATCGGTGCGGATGCCCTGGCTCACGGTGAAGGTCTGATTGGCTTCCAGCGCGCCACTCTTGGCGGTGATATTCTGGAACGCGACCGCGGGGATCTGGTTCTGCGTCGCCTCGACGGCGTAGCGGAATTGGGTCTGCGAAGTGTTGCTGAAGGACATTTTCTCGGCTCCTTGATGCGCTTACGGCAAGGCGGGAGCGTCCGTCGGGAGACGCTGGGTAAGGCCGAGCCGAAGGGCGCGGCAATTGCTGGGGGATTGGTCTGAGGCCTGGATCAGGCGTCGTAGTCGTACCAGAAGCGGATGACCGCGGCGGCGGTGTACCAGGATGCGTCTTTAGGACTATTGGCGGCCGGCGTCGCATAGGAATTGAAGAACAGCAGGTGGCCGGCGCCGCTGGTATCGAGGGCGTGGCCGCGAAAGACCTGCGCTGCCTCGTCGAGCAGCTGCGAAAGCGCTGCCTTACCTTGGCCTGCCTGCACCGCTGCGGTGATGATCACCTGGCCCGGAATGCGCCAGCGGCGCGTGCCGTTGTTGGCGGTCGAGATCTGGCCCAGCCCGGGCTGCTGGATGACGCGCAATTCGACCCAAGGGCCGCCATTCTGAAAGCCGGCGCCGATATCTGCTGCGTTCAGATTATGCGGGTCGAAGGCGACGTTTTCCCATGCCGTCGGCGTGGCCGTCCATGCCGCTTGCCACATGGCGATGATTGAGGCGTCGATATCCTCGGCGGGGATCGCGTTGGTCATGAAAAGGCACCGATCAGAAGGGGATCGCCGCCATGCTCTGGTCGGCCAGGAACTGCCAGGAATAGCCGGGCGCGAAAGCCGACTGGATCATCGCCGCGGCCAGGCCGAAGGGCTCGACATGGCTTTCGACATCCTCGGCATAGGGCACCGCGTCGGCGATGTAGACTATCTGGAACGCTTGGATGCTGGCCAGGGAATCGACCATTCCGTCGACATCGGCAGGCGGGTAGGGATTGGGGTGGATCGGCCAGGGGCCGGGATTGTCGGGTGCTGCTGTGTCATCGGGTGCGCCGACGGCCACGGTTACCGAGGCGCGGAACTGGCCGGACCAGTAATCATTCGGCTGCTTGTCGTTCCAGGTCGCCTTGGCGGTGACGATCGCCTCGGCGGCGGCGCGGGCGACCTCGAGCTGCGCTGCGACGACGGCCGGCTTGACGACCTTTTCCATCCAGTCATGGCAGGCGGCCTCGAATTCTTCGGCGGTTGTGACGGTGACGCCCATGGCGCTCCTAGAACAGGAGCGCGGCGGCTCCCGAGACGGCGATCAATACGAAGATCCAGCCGGGCGCGGCGCTCTCGCGTTTGGGCGCCTCGATTTCGGGGAAAACGACAGCCGGCGGATGTGGCCGTTCCCAGTGATAGGACTTGTCCGCTTGGACCCGAGAGCCTGCCCCCATTCTCACGGCGCCCTTCCTCGGGCTCATGTGAAAATCCCGCTCATAGGCCAGGACTTCCTCGGCATAGATCCGCATGAAGCGCTCGGCCTCAATCTCCCCCGCCCGCTCAGCAACCTCGGCCCGGTGCTGCGCCAACTCGTCGTTGAGGTCGTTCTGCGTTGCGTGCCATCTTCCATCGCCTTCGGCGGCGAATTGCCGGCGGGCGTGGTCTTCGACAAGGGCGCGAATGGCGTGGCGGGATAGCTGGGTGGTCGACATGGCGCGAATTATGCGCCAATCGCCGGAAAACCGCCAGATTATCGCGCTTGGACGTCGAAGACCGCGATATCGGTGCCGGCATATTCCGGCTTGCAGGCGATCACCGAGCGCGCGACGCCGTCGATGATGATCTGATCGGTCAGCGACGGTTGCGGGATCTCCCGGCCATCCTCGGACAGCGGCGACAGCATGACGCGCAGGTCCGCGATCTTAACCACGCCGTTCGCCATCATCGAAGCGTCGTAGCCGCTGATCAGCGCCTTCACCGGATAGTCGGTGGTGGTGCGCGTCGGGTTCGGCCCGCTGCCGGTGGTGATCTGGCGGTACGTCAGCAGCTTGCCGATCAGGCGGATGACCGTCTGGTAATGCTTGATGACGCTGTCCGACAGGAGGGTGGTCTGCTGGATCGAGCAGCGCCAGCCCAGGTCCGACAGCTCGGCCGCCGTCATGAAATACTGGCGCCCGAGGTCGTCGGTGACGAGGTCCGCGACCTCCATGGTCAGGTCGGGCACGGCGGGCAGCAACATCCACCAGTGCGGCGTCGACGGGCTGCCCGCGATGTCCTCAAGCGGGGCGTTGCCGCGCGTGCTTTCCACCAGGATCGAGGCCGGCCAGCCGACGGCGACCGGGTTTGTTCCGCCCTGAGTGATCGACACCACCCGATTGCACCCCACCGCCAGGATCGGCAGCAGCGGCTGCTTGGCCGCGATGAAGAACGTCCCGGGCGCGCCGACCAGATAGTCGCCGACATTGACCTGGCTGCCGTCCAACACCGCTTGCCATGTTGCCTGCCCGTAGGTGTTTGGCTTTCCATAAGCGTAGGAGGTGGTGAAGCTGGCCGACAGCTGCGCGGTCGCATTGGCCGGGTCGATCGGGTTCAGCGCGCCGTTCGGGCGATAGCCCTGGAACGGCAAGCCGGTATGCGCCGCCGCTTTGCCGAGCCCCTTGTAGACCAGCGATTGGAGGCGGGTGCCGTCCATCAGTGAGTGACCTTCGGAGCCCGCTCCGCGCCCAATTCGGCAGCCCAAAAGCCGTCGATGGACGGAAAATAGCGGTGCGCGATGTCGATGGTCACTCTCATTGCGTTCAGAGGCGCGACGCTGACGGCGGTCAGGGCGTCCAGCGCACCATAGGCAACCTCATCACCTTGCCCGATGCAGCACCAGCGGCCGACGGATATTTCGCAGGCATCGCCAAAGCTGTTGCAGCGGAATACGCGCCCTGGACGCGCCAGAATGAGGTCCGAATCGTGCTCGGGAAACTCACCCTCTTTGATAACGGGCTTCATGCCTCGCGCGACATGCGCCTGCCAAATCGCCGCGACGATCTCGATGGGCTCCTCGCCGCCGGAAATGACCTTTGCCGCATCATCGATGGCAAACCGCACAAGCGCTGCCCCAGCGATGCCAACCATCCAGCCATGCAGCGGAATCCACTTCTGCATGACGACCGGATGGCGCCAACCGAAGCCGTTCTGCAAGACGGTATCAGCGCCAATCCACGTCGTCTCGCCATCGGTATAGGCCATGCAGAGGGTCATGCGTCGGGGTCCTCGGTGTCGATCGTTGTGTGACAGCGGCAATTCGGATGCGCGGCGGGCGCAGGCAGGCCGCCAGGGAAAAACTCATCAATGCCGACCTTCACGCCGTCCAACGGGCCGCAAATCGAGCAGACCCGTTCGTCGCCGGCCGTGTTCCAGGTCTTGGTGACTCGGTAATTGGTCTGGCGCTTCATCTGGCCACCGGCGAGCACTTGACCCAGCTGCGCGCCGCTCCATAGGGCATCCGATGCGATGATTGCCGAGCGCTCCTCGATTACACCCTTGGCGCTCTTCCGCGCCGCCGTTACCAGCGCCGCGTCGCTCGATCCGGTCGACGCCATGCTGGCCAGCGTCGTCAGGATCGGCGAAATCTGGTTGGCGTTCAGCCCGGCCAGTTCCTGCATGATGCCGTCGCGCGCCTCGGCGGAAATGCCGGCCGATTGCGCCCAGGTCACCACCTGGTTGACGGCCTTTTTCGTCGACGCCACCAGATCCGCCACCATCTTGTCGCGCTGAGCGCGCTGGGCGTTGACAGTGGCGGGGTCGAGGCTGTCGAAGCCGAGATAGACGGCCTTTGCCGCTTCGTCGCCGGCCGTGGTCGCGGCATCGAGCGCTTGTCCCAGCCGATCAGCGAATTCCGACCAGGTGCTGGGCATCCAATAGAGCATGAGCGTCATACGCGGCTGCAGGAACAGCATCGCCGCAGCGACCGCCTTCTCGACCTGGCGCTGGCGCTTATCGGCTGCCGCCTTAGCCGCGCGCTGGTCGCTGGTGAGCACCATGATCAGCTGCGCGTGACGGTGTTGCCGCCCTGAAGCATAGGCCCAGGCGCCACGCCGAGGAACGAGCACAGCTCCAGCCTGGCGTAGCGGTATAAAGATTTGCGCTCGGCGAGTTCCTGCGGGTTGCGGGTCCAGATGCCAGCGACGGCGGTGTCTTGGTTGGCGGTTGTGCCGTAGATCGCCTGTTCCAGCGTAGCCAAATTGGCGAGGTGGATATTGATCAGCGTGGTCTCGTTCTCGGGCCGCAGGTTGGTGAGGATGCTTTCCAGCGTCTCCCACACGCCGGGCAGCGTCCAACCATACGAGAAGTCGCGCGAGGCATCGACCGTATGGTTGGCGCCGACCTGCGGATAGCCGGCATAGCGCCGGACGTCAGCCAGCTGCTGATCGGTAAGGGCCATTTACTCGGCCGGCTCCCAGCCGCCCAGGCGATAATTCTCGACCTCGGCCGGATGGACCGTCGCGGTATGGGGCTCGGAATAGGCGTCGGGATCGCGCACCATCTGCACGAATTCGACGATTTCCTCTTCGGGCTCGATCGGCTGCTCGTCGATCGGCGGCGCGGCGTTGTCAGAACCATCATCCGTCACGGTGTCGCCGTCGACGGGAGTCATCTCGACGCCGGTTCCTTCGAAGGCCTGCTCGGCGGATACGGCCGGGGCCGGAGCTTCCGATGCGGGCGCATCGGGGGCCAGTTCGCCGCTGGCGGGCACCGGTTCGGCGGCGCGGCTGTCGGGCGCGGAAGCCTCCTCGGCCTTCGGGGCCAGGGTGAGCGTCGCCTGCTTCTTGGTGGTCTTGGTCTCGTCGGACATTGTCGGGGTTTCCTTCTGTTCGGCGGCGGGGCTGTCGGGCGCCCCGCAGCCTGGGTTAGCCCAGCAGGATCGCCGAATGCTCCGGCTTGATATTCGACGCGCCATAGGCGATCGAAATTTCGTACCGGACGCGGCGATACTGCTTGTACATGGCCACTTCGAAGGCCAGGCCGGAACGCGGATCGGTCAGCATCATCCGATCGTCGGCCATATCGCCCTCTACCGGCAGGGCCGGCGCGCGGGTGGCCAGCACCAGGGCGGCGCGGGCGAAGGCCAGATTGGCGGTGAAGCTGCCGCCGACGGTGACGGCGGTGCCGCTGTTGATGGCGGTCCGCAGGCCGGGCGCGGCGATCACCACATTGCCGCCGGTCAGGGCGGTGGTGACCAGGTACTTGTTGGTGTCGCCGGCGAAGGTGATGAAGTTGCCGGCGAGGATCGTGCCGGTGCCGGTCTGGACCGGGATGGTGGTGGCGCCCTTGGCCAGCGCGCCGTTGGTGACGTAGTTGGCGCCAGTGCCGGCGGTGACGGTATTGACGCCGGCCGACTCACGGATGTTGAAGCCGTCCAGCTGGAGCAGGGTGCCCTGGGCGCGGAGCTCGGTGGTGCCGGCTTCGTTGGCCTTGGTCAGCTGCGCCAGGCTGCGCATCTTGGTGCCGGCCGTGGTGTTGATCACCAGCTGCATGTCGGACAACGGCGCGCCGTTGTCGGCCAGGATCTGGCGCATGTTGGCGGGATCGGACAGGTCCGAGGCGAACGGCGTGGTGCCGGCGGTCCCGTAGGCACGCGAGGCGCTGACCGCCAGACCGCCGACGAAGCTGTCGATCTCGTTGGTCAGGGTGCGGAACGCCTGGGCGATCTGGTTGGTCCGGATGTTGTTGTAGCCCGGGCCGGAATTGACGCCCTTCTGCTCCTCGCCGGTCCAGCGGAACGGCACGGTGCGCGCCTTGGTGATGACGATCTGGTTGTTGCCGATCGTCTGGTCTCCGTCATCGGGCGGCAGCTGGCCGGGCGAGATGTCCTCGGCGGCGGCGGCCGGCGCGACGAAGCTGCGCACGACCTGGTTCAGCGCGGCGCGGTCGGCGCTGGCGTCCAGGGTTACGGAAGGGATGAAGCCCACGAGTTCGCGGGAAACGACGTCCAGCGCCTCGAACAGGTCGGGCACCAGGCTGGTCAAAGTATTGGCCATGATGATCTCCAGGGAATGGAAAGGGGATTTCGCGGTGCGTCATCCGACGCGAGCGCCCCTCCCCATCCAGGGAGACAGGCCAATGAGACGCAGGGGGTTGGGCTGGCGTCTCAGCAGCTTTTCGGGTTTTGCGGGTTAGTCGGTGACCTTGCCGCCGTCCTTGAGGAAGGCGCGCTGGGCGTTGGGGTCCATGCCTTCGAACTGCTGGCGATTGGCGGTCTTGGCGCCGCCGGCGCCGCCGGAACCACCCGCGCCGCCGCCCGAGGCGCCGGAGCCCTTCACGATCTGGTCGCGGAAGGGATACGAGGCGACGATGGTGGACAGGGCTTCGTCGAGGTCGGCGATTTCGCCGGGGTTTTGCCGGCTGAAGATGCGCTGGCCGTTGGCGTCGTAGCCGACCACACGGCCATCCTCGACCTTGAAGTGGCTGCCGAACGTCGCGCGCACCATCGGGGCGGGCACAGCGAGGTTGTCGGCGATGAATTTGGAGCCGCTGAAGGCATAGCCGATGGTCATGTCGGTGAGTTTGTCCGCCAGGCCGTCGCGCTCTTCCACGACCGGCTTGTACTTGGCCTCAACCTGCTCGAGTTGCTGCTGGAAGGCGGTCTTGGCCTCGTCCTTGACCCGTTGGACTTCGCCGGCATCGATCAGCTGCTTGCTGTCGAGATTCTGGAAGGTCTCCAGCGCCTTACGGGCGGCGGCCGGGTCCAGGCCCTCGAACACTTTCAGCTGCTCCAGCGCCTCTTCCTTGGCGACGCGATGCGTCTTGGCTTCGGCGTTGAGTTGCGTGATCTTGGCGACGGTCGCATTGGCGTCGAACGGGCTTTCGCGCCCGTCGTCGTGGATGTAGACGGGCATTCCGTTCTCGATCACGGCATGGCCCTGATCGTCGATTTTCAGCTTCATGGGCATGGTCATCCGACCCTTCTGTTGTGCCGATCCCGGCAGTTGCACCCCTTCGCGTCCGCGTCAGGGCAGGAAAAGCCGCTCGGTGGCGGCGAAATGAACGGGTGTCAGGCGTCGTCGGCGGGCGGCGTCGGGGCCGGCGCGGGCGTGGGGGCTGCGCCAGGCGGTGGCACGGCTCCAGGCGGAACGGACGCGGGCGGCGGAGGCGGCGGCGGGTTTTCCGCCTTCTCGGCCTTGATCTTGGCCTTCTCGTCGTCCCAGGACTGACCGGCCGGGATGATGTCGCGGCGCTTGAGGCCGTCGAACACGGTCTGTTTCGAGACGTAGCCGGCGCCCTGGGCCTTCATCAGCGTGTCGGCCGAGGAATCGGACAGGCTGGCCGCGCCGAAGTCCTTGAACAGGCTGACCTCGGCATTGCAGGGCAGCTTCATCCAGTCGCCCAGGCAGTCGATCGCCTTTTCGAGCGTCTCCTCGAAATCCTCGACGATCTGCTGCAGCTTCGACTTCGACGCCTCGCCCTCGGAAATGGTCTGGGTCGCGGTGACGTTCAGGGTCTGCTGGATCAGCAGTTCGGCGCCCAGCTGGCGCATGCGGTCCTCGATGTCGACGATGCTCTGGCGGCCTGCGTCGATCGCGGCGCCGGTGTGCTCGACGAACTTCATATCGGCGTCGGCGCTCGACACCAGCGTGATGCTGTTGGCGCCGACGACGACATTCGCATCCTCGGGAAAGCCCTTGCCGAACAGGATCGGCACGCGGGCGACGTGCAGGATATTCTGCTGGTCGCTGCTGGACTGCCAATGCTCGACATTGGCATAGGCCAGGTCGAGCAGCGGCGACTTGCCGATGCCGAATCCCAGCTTGTAGCCGTAGAAGAAGAAGAACGGGATGTAGGTGAGCGTCGTGACGCCCTGGTCGAAGATGGCCCAGACCTGCCGCCCGGCATTGGTCGGGTCCTGCACCATGCGCCAGACCTGCCAGATGCCCGGCATCAGCACGCGAACCTGCTTGACCTGCTTCTCGCCGAAGTCGCCATCCGGCTCGGTGACGCTCTCCAGCAGGCGCAGCTGGGTCAGCTTAAAACCGATCTTGTCCTGGTCCTTGTCGGCGTCCGTGGCATTCGGATTTCTCGTCACCTTCTCGACGCGCCACCCCAGGATCGACGGCGCGGAATAGGCGCAGAAATACGGGCGGATGCCGGCGGCCTTTTCCTCGGCCACGGTGCGCGTTCCCGGGTTCGGCGGCGCGTCGACCAGGATGCCGCCGATGCCGAACTGCAGGGCTTCGCGCAGGCGCTGCATGGTGAAGCTGGCCAGGGTCGAGTCCTGACCATCGATGTCGTCGAACAGCGCTTCGATCTGCGGCGGCACGCCGTTGATCGACATCTCGCGCGACATCGGCTTGGCCGCCAGCACGTCGACGGTGTTGCTGAAGGCGGCGAACAGAACGGCCTGCCCGAGCCGGATCTTATAGGCGTCCTCGGTTTCCTTGGGGAACTGCGGCAGGAAGGTCTTGCCGGCCGCGCGCATCGCTCCGGTGCCGTCGATCAGCGCCTGGATCATCGGCCACGGCTCGGCCATCTTCTGGACGGCGGCCGATTGTGCGGCGACGGCTGAATTGTCCGGAGTTGCGGCCATGAGGTCCTAGATCGAAAGCTGTTTCGAGGAGGCGGTCGGCGGCTGCACCGGCCAGAAGGCCATGGCGACGGCGTCACCGAGGTTGGGCGACTTCGTGCCCTCGGGGGTCTTGTTGATCAGCAGCTTCAGCCGCGCGCTTTTCCCGGCGACGGGCTGGCTGAGCTCCTTTTCGAGCTTCAGCCGCAGCGGCAATTCGCTGGGAATGACGATCAGATCCTCGGGCCGCCAGGTAAAGCCGGGCTCGTTGATGGCGCGCCAGGTGCGCTCGAAGCGCCGCGCGAGGTTCCACCAGGCCTGGGCCTTCAGGTTCTCGAAGAAGTCCTCGTTAAGCGGGCTGTCCTTGTCGCCGGCGATCACTCGCTCTTTCGGCTTCTGGGCGCCCGCTCCGGCGTTCCATGGTACCAGCCGCAGGCCGGCGGGCAGCAGCTTCTCGTCGCCCAGCCGATTGGTCTCCGCCTTGATGCCGGCGCCGATGCCGATGCAATCATATTGGAGCTCGAAGGGTCCGAGGCCGGTGCAGGCCGAGACCGCATTGCGCGCGGTGACGGCTGTATCGCGGGCCGCCCATTCGGAGACCGACTTGATGAAGATGCCCTTGCGCAGCGCCAGGGCATTGACGTCCGGCCCTTCGTCGGCGACGTCGAGGGCGCCGCCCCAAAGCCCGGTGTCGGTGAGGCGCAGTTTCTTGTCCGCGTCGACCGCGGCGAGAATCCACTCATGCCGGATCATCACGCCCTCGACGCTGGCCGCATAGTTGCGGTCGACCTCCTGGGCGAAGACATGCAGCAGGCCGTCGTCGCGGGCCTTCGCCTTGCGCTGGTCGTACCAGGCCTGGGTCTTCTCAGGATGATCGCGCCAGTCCATGACGAACACGCGCGTCTTGCCCCGCGGCATCTGCGCGCCGCGCACCCAATCGACGCCACCCTCGCGCCGGCGGTGGAAGACGTTGCCGGTACCGTTGACCGACGAGATGTCGATCTGCACGCGGGTATTGTCGGCCAGCGCCGCCTCGATCTTGTCCGGGCGGGCGTAGTGCGCGCTCTCGTCCTTGAAATAGATCAGCTTGCGGCCGCCGCGGCCGATATTGTCGCCCGCCTCGCCGGTGATCGTGGCGCCCGTCTCCGGGTTCACGATCCGCATATAGGCCATGTGTTCGTCGGCGCCGAATCCGGCCGGCAAAAATTCGACCGGCAAGCGCCCGATGATGATGCGCAGCTTCTCGAAGATGCTGTCGGGGTCGCCGATCTTGTCGACCAGCTGGCCCTTGCGGCTGCCCCAGCCGACAGCGGCGCCGGGCCAGAATAGCCAGAGATAGACCGAGACGGCGGCGCACAGCCAGGTGGCGCCCATGTCGCGGCACTTCTCGACCAGTCCGCTTTCCTGGTCGCGCAGGCAGCCGATCAGGAACTCGACCAGATCATCCTGGCGCAGAAACAGCACGAACGGCATGTGCGCCGGCTTGTCGATGCTGCCGGCCACGCGAGGATCGTAGGTGTCGACCCAGTGATTGATGAACGCCTGCGCGCCACCGGCCGATGACCGGTAGAACTCCTTGGCGCCCTGCAGCAGGATCGGTTGAGCCCTGAACCTGTTCAGCTGCTCCAGGCGCCAGGCGAAGACCGCGTGATAGTCCGGCGGCCAGGCGTCATTTCTGAGGGTTGAGGGAGGCAGCATAGAGATCCGCAGCCTCCTTGACGCTCATCTCGCTGGTCACGGTGGCGACCGGGCCGCCGCCCTTGCCGGTCAGTTCGATCTTGTCCTTGAAGGCGCCCAAGGCGCGGCCGATCATCTCGTGCAGCTTGGCGCGGTCCACGTGGAGCGCCTTCTGGCCGTCCTTGCCGATCTGCATACCCTCGTAGAGGCGGCGTGCGGCCGGGGAAAGCGTGCGGCTGTCCTTGAAGATCAGCCGGCCGATTCCCTCGCCGCGGCATTCCGGGCAGTCGGGACAGGGCGCGCGGGTGATGTCGTAATCCAGGCCGCCGATCTCGGCAGGCGGCGGCTCGCGCTCCTTGACCTTGTCGCTCAAGCGGTCGTATTTGCGCTCGGCGGCGCGGAACTCGGCTGGCGTCCACTGATATTCATGGTCGACGCCCCAGCAGTACCGGCAGTTGACGCGGCGATACTCGACGATCTCGTTGATGTCGACGTTCGCCATCTCGACCCACTGGCGAACCAACTCGTCTTGGTCGATCTGCAGCCGCTCGATCCGCTCGGCTTTCAGCTCGGCGATCCGGGCCTGGATCTCGGGCCATTTCAGCCAGAGCGAGGCGCGGTTCCTCGCGCACTTCTCTGTGATGCCGACGAAGCGGGCAGCGCGCGCGCCATCGCCGTTGAAAGCGTATTCGACGCAGAAGGTTTCGTGCTGGGGGGTGAGGCGGCGGGTCATCGCACTGCCTCCTGAAAACGCCGCGACAATGGCTCGGCGTTTTCTTCGCCTGCCTTCGTCGTCAGCTTGGAGCGATCTTTTTGGTTCCGCCGACTATGTCCTTTGCGACTGGGCTTGTCAAGATGTTGGGCCTGCTTGCGCCTCTCAGGCCCTATATGCGCTTGCTCGATGCGGATCTCGGTGTCGCGGCCGAAGACGTTCAGCCGCACCGTCGCGGTCTCGTAGTCGGCGGCGGTGCAGACGCCGGCCCGGCCACCGAAAGGGCCGTCGATGATGTCGAGGATGAAATCGACCTGGCCGAAAGGATCGTCGACCGATTCGTCAAGGATCAGCTTGCCCTCTCGGAAATAGACGTCGAGGGCCTTGGCGAGTTGCGCGCGGGAAACCTTGGCCTCTCCGCCCTGGGTGCAGCGCATGATCAGATCGATCAGGCTGTCCGGCACCGGCGACGGATATTGGCAGTGCAGCGGCAGAATGCCTGCGACGCCCATTACCTTGGTCTTGATCAGCGTCCAATGCTGCGGCGCCTCGCGGCGGCAATCGGAGCGGAAAAACAGGTATCCGGGGAACATCGGTTCGATGTCCTCGACCAGTTTCAGGTTGCGGACCCGAGAGACCTTGAAGTGAGGCCAGAGCACCGGAAACGCCGGCCGCCCGGAGAACGGATCGGGCCGCGCCAGCTTCTTCGCCACGATCGCGTCGAATTGCGGCTCGACCGCCAGCACGTACCACCTGTCCGACATACCACATCTCCCGCCTCTGGCCGGCGCTTGCCACAAGGGCTTGTGCCGGTGTATCTATTGGACTTCCGCACGAGCTAGCGGCTTTCTTGTCAGAGACTGGTGATGCACACCCCGGCGCCGCGCCAACGGCGGCCGGGGTTTTTCATTGGAATGTCGCCTCCTGCATCTGGGCGACCATCCATTCGGCCAAAGCCTCCGAATCGGTCTCGCGGATCATCGTCCACGGCATCTCGATCCTGATGACCTTGTCGTCCATAGCGACGCCGAAGGTGAAACTGTCGCGCTTCAGCGCGGCTGCTATCTTTCCGCCAGGATCGTTGGCGATTTTCTCGCCTCTCGCTGCTGCCTTGAGACTTTTGACAATACCTCTTGCTTGCGCCTTGAGGGCGCGGCGCGGCGATCCGGCGGTCGTCATTTTCCCACCTCGATCACCTTTGCGCAGACCGGCTTGGTCCAGCCGCGCATGAGTTCGCCGCCAGCCGCATGGCAAGGACCGGCAAGCGTCGCGTATTGCCAAATCGGAATGCCCATGGCCGCCAAGACGATGAGCGCCAGAAGCGCTGCCAGGATTTTCTCTTTTATCGCTGCGTCCTCCTTATCCTGGCCGAAGCCGCGCGGCGCCCATGCCGGTTGTTCGGCAAATCGGCGGTCTCATATTCGAGGCGCTTCAGCCGCTCAATCTGGGCCTCCGCCTCCTCGATTTTGGCCTGCAGGGCCGGATCGCTCGGGCGGTCGAAGTCTTCCCGCGCTTTCGCCAAGCCGCGCTCCTGCTGTTCGAAGAGGGCTTCGCGCTCGTCTGCGGTGATTCGGCGCAGGAGCTTGGTCTGTTCGTAGCCGCTCATGACCGCATCGCCTCTTCCGCCGCCCGATAGACCGGGCTTGAGCTGTTCACGACGCCGGTCTTGATCGCTGCCAGCAGGTCGCGCGTCGCCTGCTTGATGCGGACGTTCTCGGCCAGCACCTCGTCGAACCTCCTGGCCCGGCTTGCTTCGTTGGCCTTGCGCGTCTCCCAGCCCTTCCTGGCAGCGTCGGTGCGGCCGATGGTCGAGGCGCGGGTCATTGCCGGTCACCTTTTGTCACCGAGTTACCCTTTGTGACTGGCGCGCCTTCGTAGACCAGGTCGGCGCCATGGGCAGCGCAGGTCATGCGCCGCGTGTCCATGCCCTGCTGTTCCAGCCAGGTGCGCAGCTCGCCGCGGCGGTCCATGTCGCTGGCCTCGGCGGCGGCGAGGCGGATGGTGACGGTTTCATCCGACATGGTCGGCCTCCTCGGTTTCGTTGCTAACGGCGCCGATGCCTGGCGCGAACCCGATCTCGACCAGCACGTGATGAGGAACCCTGCATCCAGCCTCTCCGGGCTGTGGCCCCCAATGGTCGAACCACTTCCCGGCCTGGTGGCGGCGCATGCGGTGACGCCATTGCTCATCCTCAGCCTCAGCGTCACCGATAGGCTCTGCTTGGCGTTGCTCGGTGCGCATCCTGGCCAGTTCATCGGCGAAGGCTTTGACCAGCAGGGCGATGGGATTTCCCCTCAGGCTGAACCCGGGTCGATTGGCGAGACGCTGGGCGACGGCCAAGATGGTCTCGGGACTGTTGCCCTGAGCGTTCAGGTCTCGAAGCTGACCGAAGTGACCCATGAACGATTTCGGGTCGACGCCGAACGCTGAGAGGATCGCATTTCCGAGTTCCAGCAATTCGGCGTGCTCTAAGCTAGCCTCTGGCTTCTGGCTTCTGGCTTCTGGCTTCTGGCTATTACCATGGGGCTCGGGAGGCCGCTCAGGCGCTCGCTCTGCCGGGCGCTCTGTTTGCCGCTCGGGAACGCGCTCATCATCGTCACCGAGCGGTGCGAAAATTCCCTTTTTATTTCGGGCACTTACTGAACCGCCGACTGAGCCATTTTTCTTGTTCGTTTTGCGCGCTTTTTCTTCCTTAACCATGCGCCGGGAGTAGATATTTCCGTGCCGATCTCGCGAAAAAACTCGGTTATTTTCGAGTTCGGTTACCAACTCGGCGATTTGATCCGAGGGCTTTCCGACCAGACTGGCGAGGGCGTCGGTGGAGACGGGGCGACCACTCACGAAGAGGAAACCGACGGGGTCCGCTTCGGCGCAGATGCATAGCATGCGCATCCATAAGCCCTGCGCGGCCAGGCTGCAAATCCTGAGCTCCTTGTCGGCCTCCCAGTCGCTCCAGAAGAATTTCGCCCATGGATTACCGGTCATGCCAATCTCCCGCGCCGCTGCTGGGCGCTTGGTGCAGGTTGCTGAATTTGGTGAGGCGCCCATCGAAGTGGGCTTTGACGCTGTCGGCGCTGCCGTGCCTGTTCTTGGCGATAAGCACCTCGGCAGTATTGCGGCATGCGTCCAGAAGGCGCTCCCAGGAGGCGTAGCGCGCATTGAACTTGTCGTCGCTTTCGTCGGCCCGGCGGTTAGGCTCCGCGCGCTCCAGGTAGTATTGCTCCCGGTAGATGAACAGCACGGCATCGGCGTCCTGCTCGATCGAACCGGATTCGCGCAGATCGGCCAGCTGAGGCCGCTTGTCCTCGCGGTCCTCGACCTTGCGGGATAGCTGTGACAGCGCCAGAATCGGCACGTCGAGTTCTTTTGCCAGAGCCTTGAGGCCGCGGGTGATCTCCGAGACCTCCTGCACACGGTTCTCCAGGCCCCTGCCGGTGCCAGGTCCACGCATCAGCTGCAGATAGTCGATAACGATCAGGCTTAGGCCATGCTTGCGCTTAACGCGCCGGGCCCGAGTACGGATCTGAGCAACGGACAGGCCGCCGGTGTCGTCGATATGGATGGGCAGCGCCTTGATCTCAGCGCCCGCTTCTACGGCTCGGGCCACGTCAGCGCCCGATGCGGTACCCTGGCGTAGTCGCGCGCCCTCAATGCCCGATGCGGCGGAGATCGACCGGTGAGCAAGCTGCTCCCGGCTCATTTCGAGCGAGAAAACCGCGACCTGTTTTCCGCTTCGCGCGGCAGCTTCTGCGATCGTCAGGCCAAGGGCGGTCTTTCCCATACTGGGACGGCCGGCGAGGATGACGAGGTCCGAGTTATGCAGTCCGCCGAGCCGCGCGTCGAGATCAACCAGGCCGGTGGTGACGCCGATCAATTTGCCGTCGGCCTTAAACGCGGCGTCTATGGCCGCCAGAGCAAGTTCGACGGCGCCGGCGATGGGCTCGGTCCGGTCTTTTTCCGTCACAGCGCCTGTGATGCTGGCGATCTCGACCTCAAGCCCCTCAAGCAACGCGGCGCCGGTGATGTCGTCGCTGGTGCTGGCCAGCATCTGGGCTGCTTCCTGAAGCGATATCATGGCGCGGCGGCGAAGCCACATGTCGGCGACACGGCGCGCGCGCTCCTCGACGAACCCTGGCAGCGTCAAGACGACGGCACCGCAGAGATCCATCAGATACTTGCCGCCACCGAGCTCGATATAGGCCGGATCGTCCTTGAGCCTGGCGTTGATCCCCGGCGGCGTGATGATCCTGTTCTCGGCATATGCCTCGGCGATGACGCTCCAGATTGCGATGTGGCCGTCGTGGGCGAAATGTTCGGGCCGCACGATCTCGGCGGCGATCTCAACCAAGCTCGCCTTCATCATGACGGCGCCCAGCAGCGCTTGCTCAGCCTCAAAATCGACGGGCAACTCGGGGATCAGGCTTTCCGGGCTATCGGGGTGCATGACGGTGAGCGCGTTCATGGCCGTCCGTACCCCTTGCGCTCGGCCGCAGCCAATTCCGCGTGGGTGACCCAGACACTGAAATCGCGCAGCCGGATAATCGCGCGCGCCCGAATCCTGCCAGAGCCGTCGCAGCGCGTGAGGAAGTAATGACCCGACAATGTCGGTGGCTGCAGCGGCGCGGGATATCGATCCCGATATTCGTAATTCATTCCGCCGCCTGCCTTCCGGCGATGCCGGTTCTCTGCATAGCCCTGTCCACCCATCCCCGGTCGTTGATGCCCTTCAGTTCCGCGATGGCTTCCATATCCCGGCGCGAGGTCGCGATCTCGACGGCGTCCTGCAGCGTCATGGCGGCGACCACCTCGGGCCGGCGGCCGGCGATGCTGGGCAGGTGCCAGACGGTGTCCAACGCGCCCTTCTTGGCCTTGGGATAGCCGCAGCCGCAGCCGGGGCAGTGGTCGGCTTTCTCGTGCACGCGCCAGCAGCGGACGCAGCGGCTGGTCGGCGCGACCTGGCGCTCGAGGCCCTTCAGGCCGCCTTCCAGTGTCCATGGCCTGGGCGCGTCGTACATTCCATGCCGGGCCGTGTTCATGACTAGGTCGAGGATGACGGCGTGCGACTTGTCCGGGTGAGGCCGGAGAGCCCGGCCGATCTGCTGGATGAATAGCGAGGTCGACTCGGTCGGCCGCTCAAGGATCGCCACCGCGATTTCGGGGCAGTCGAACCCCTCGCCCAGCAAGCTCACGCTCGTCAGGATCTGGATGCGCCCGCTGGCGAGGCCCTTGACGGCGGCGGCGCGCTCGCGGGCCGACATGGTGCCGTCGACGGATTGCGCGCTCCAGCCGGCGGCGCGGTAGGCGGCAGCCGAAGCCTCCGCCATCTCCACGGTCGGGCAGAAAACCAGCGCCGGCTGGCCCGGCGCATGGCGCGCATACCAGCGCCGGCCAATCACCGCCAGCTGGGCGCGCTGCACCTCGGCCGCCATGTCGGATAGCTTGTAGTCGCCGCCCAGCTTGGGCACCGAGCGCATGTCCAGATCGGTCGGCGGCGAATAAACGATCGCCGGCGCCAGGTAGCCCATGGCGGTCAAATCGCGGCTTCCGGGGCACTGCACGATACGGTCGAAATGGTTGCCTTCACCCAGGCCGCGGCCGTCCAGCCGGAACCAGGTGGCGGAAAGGCCGACGCGTTGGGCCCGCACCGCGGCCGATACCACGCCATTCCAGCCGCTGGCGACGATGTGCTGCGCCTCGTCTATGAAGATGAAGTCGAGGCTTTCCAGCCAATCGCAGATGCCGCCGAGCCGGGCGGCCAGGGTGTCGACCGAGCAGATGTGGAACCGCTCGGGGCCGATTTCATGGCCGGGCATGACGCGGCCGTGCGGAATGCCATACAGGGCGGCGCGTTCGCTGGCCTGGTCGCACAGTTCCACGCGGTGCGCCAGCCACGCGCCGCGCTTGCCGGCGTCCAGCAGGGTCTTGACGACGGACATGCCCATCGTGGTTTTGCCACTGCCGACCGGGCTCTCTACCGCAACGCCGCGGCAGCCGCGCTGCAGATAGGCCAGGGTTTCAGCGACGGCGCGGGATTGGTAGGGGCGAAGCTGAACCGTCATCGCGCCCCGCCCTCCAGGTCTATCCCGGCGCTCGCCGGCTCTGCATCCGGCGCCTTCATCAGCACCGAATGCCGGCCGTTGTGCGTGTCGGACAGGTCGTCGGATACGGTCCATCCCTTCGCCTCGTATTCGGCGCGGCGGTGGTGCGGGATGAATTGGAAGGTGCCTTCGGTCATTCGGCAGCGCCATCGAATAGGCACTGCTGCGCCTTCTTGATGCTGCGCAGGTTCGCGATGGCCTGGCGGAAATAGCTCTCCTTCAGCTCGACGCCGATCGCCTTGCGGCCCATCTCGACCGCGCAATAGATCTCCGACCCGATGCCCGCGAACGGGCTAAAAACGACATCGCCGGGATTGCTCCACAGGTCGATGCAACGGCGGATCGGCGTGAGTTGGAGCGGGGAAATATGCCGCTCGTCGGCTTCCTCGCGGGCGCAGCGGAACGAGAGAACATCGTTTTGGTTGATGTCCATCCAGCAGGACTCGGCGTAACGCTGCCAGACCGCCACGGAGAACCAGGGATCGCCTGGGCGCAGCATGTCGACACCCTGGCTGTTCTCGTTGCGCAGAGGACCTTCCGGGGGCGCCTCATCGCCGTAATAGGCATCGAATGGCCCCGAGATGGGTTCGGGGTTGTCGCCCGGCTTGCGCATCATGACCATGTAGTCGGCCGCCGCCATCCGGCTCATGGCGCTGTCCTTGCAGATCTGCTTGTGCAAGAGGCCGATCGCCTTGGATCGCTGCATGGCCGAGACAGGGTCCTTGCGGATCATCACCTCGGAGTGGAAGTGCATGCCTTCAGCCTGGAAGGCGCGGATGATCTCGCCGCGGAAATCGCGCATGCCGATGAACCCATCACGGGTCTTGCTGGTCGGGAGCTGCATGCAATGGGTGGCGATCAGCCGGCCCGGCACGGTGGCGCGTACCATCTCCTTGATCAGGAAGCGGTAATGCTCCCAGAACACGGCCGCGCTCTTGTTATTGGAGATGTCGCGTGGGTTGTCGCTGAAGGTGTAGAGCGATTCGAACGGCGGCGAATAGATCGTGAAGTGCACAGAGTTGTCCGGTAGGCCGCGCGCCACGTCGACGCAATCGGCATTCCAGATGGTCCAGTCTTCGCCATGCTCTTGGGCCAGCACGAGGGGCTGATTCACGCCGCCATCCATCTGGGAAGCTCCATCGGTTGAGTGGGTTCGTAGGTTGAGGCGGTCTGCCGGCCGCCGCGAATTTCTGCGGTTGAGAGGTCTTTCATGTGATCGACCATCGCGGCCATCATGGCGTCGTACTTCGCCTCCTTCTTCTTGAGGTTGGCGACGACCGCGCCCTCCAGTTCGGAAGCGATGAGCCAGCCGTGTACGTCCTGCTCCTGGCCGAAGCGCCAGAAGCGGCGGATCAGCTGGAACAGCTGCTCGAAGCTGTCATTGAGGCCGACGCAGACGAACTTGCGGCAGTGCTGCCAGTTCATGCCGCGCGAGGCGATTTTCGGCTTGGTCAGGATCATGCGCGGCTCGCCATGCGCGAACCCGATCAGGCGCTCAGCCTTCAGCTCGGGCTTGTCGCTGCCGCGCACCTCGACCAGGCCGGGCACCAGGGCGCGGATCGCATCGGCTTCGTCATTGAGGTTGCACCAGACCGCCCAAGCGTCGTCAGGGCCGTTCTCGGCGATGATCCTCGCCGCCGCCTCGGCGCGCTCTTTCACGGTGTCGCGGCGCACGGCGATCCGGTCCTGCAGGGTCTGCGCGGCCACCGGGAACAACATCCCCGCCAGGGGGCGCGCTTCGGTGGCTACCGTGACCTGATGCAGATGCAGCGGCGGCAGATGATAGCCCGGCTCGTCATAGCCAAGGTCGTTCGGGTTCTGGATCACGACCGCCCAGGACGCCACCCAGCGCCAGAAGTCGGAGGCCGCGTGACGCTTCAGCCGCCACTCTTCGCCGTTGGGGTCGGCGCGCACCGATCCCTCATGGACGAAATACATGGCGAGCATTTCCTTCTCGCTCATCACGTCGAGGAATTCGGCATGCGTTCCCAGCTCAGTGTAATCGTTCGGCGCCGGGGTAGCGGAGGCGCACAGCTTGTAGAAGGTCTGCCGGCAGGCGTCGGTGATTTCCATTCTGGTCTTGCCCGACGCGTCCTTGATGATGCCGCTTTCGTCGAGGACGACACCGGCGAAGTCGGACGGGTCGAAGCTGGCCAGGCGCTCGTAATTGGTGACGACGATGTCGCCGGCCGCGGTCTTCTGGCTCTCGGCGTAGCGCACACCATCGAAGCCCCATTTCGGCGCTTCTTCCTCAACCGTCTGCCGGGCCACGCCGAGGGGCGCGAACACCAGAACACGACCTTGGGTTTCGTGCGCAACGGCGCGCGCCCAGGACAGCTGCTGCACAGTCTTGCCGAGGCCGGTTCCCTCGAATAGGGCGGCGCGGCCGCGGCGTAGTGCCCAGCGCACGATGTCGCGCTGGAAGGGCTTTAGGAATGGCGGCAGGGTATTGCCGGGATCGAAGCCGATCGACGGCGCGACGTTCTGCTTGCGCGCGAGGAAGGCATCATAGGATTCGGCCATGCGCTCGGGGTTGATGTCGAGCTCGGTGAGGAGGGCGGAGGTCATTCAGCGGCCTCCGCGAAGGCCTGCGGCACATTGGCGCGCCACAGCAATTCGGACATCTCGCGCGGCACGCTGTTGCCGACCAGGCGGAAGGTTTCCGTCTTGGTCAGCGGCCGATCGATCCAGACCCTGCCGAACTCGTCCGGCACGGCATCCGGATCTACCAGGGTCGCGCCCCGTTTCGGTTTTTCGAAGACCCGGATCGTCGCCGGCAGATCCAGCTGATGAGCCGCTGCCGCCTCACGTCCGGTCAGCATCCGCATCAGCAGACCGATAATCACGTAGGGGCCGACGGTTACGATCTCGCCGCCATTCCACACACCGTGCGACCGCAGGAATTCAGCGACGCGCCGGGCCTTGGCCCATTGCTCTGGCGTGAGCGGCGGTACTTCCATTTCGGCGATGGCGATCCTGTCGTGATTGACGGCGACGTGCACGGGCGAGCCGGTGCGCTCGATTCCCTGGCACGCGCCGCCCATGCCGGCGAACAGGACGACGTTGATGCCGTGCTGAAGCGGCCAGGGATGGACGTCATCGCGCGGCCTGGGCGAACGGCGACGCGGTGGAGCGGTCAGGCGCCGATGTAGCCTCGGCAGATTGTCGAATAGAAGCGCGTTCATGCCGCCCTCGCCTTCGCCCGCTCGGCCTCCAGCCAGACCTCGACGATGGTCTTCGGGGTCTCGCCGTAAACCTTCCGGGCTCGAAGTTCGATGATCAGGGCGTCGTCGGTGTAGACGATCATTTGCCGGCCCTCCAGCAGGCGCGGCATTTTGCATAACCATGCCGGCTTAGTTCGGCGCCGCAGGATTGGCAGCGTGGCAACGGCTTCGCCATGGCACGCTTATTGGTCGCAAGAGCCGCAACCTGACATGCCGAGGAACAGTGTCGCTGCGCCTGTCGCTTGCGGCGAAACACTTGTCCGCAGTAGGCGCAGGCGACGGTCTGGAGAAGCTTGCCGTAACGGGTGCCGGAGCATTCGTCGGAGCAATATCGACGGTTGAAATATGCCGGCACGAACTCCACGCCGCATGCTGCGCAATTTTTGGTCCTGATCCCGCGGTTCATGGAGCTGGAATGCGGGCCGATCAGGATCACCGTGCGCGGCCGATCAGGATCAAACTCGACCAACCCAAGCTGCGCGGTGACTTGGCAATCGTCGTTCCAGCAGATGCCCGTCGCAGAATCGAGAACCTGCTTCATCATATTGTCGGAGTCGACCCGGTGATGGTCCGACCGAAAGAATATGCAGCCAACGGCGATGTTTCCCTGCACAGGCTTAGGAAAACATTGCGACAGCCGCTTTTTGAGTGCTGCAGCTTCAGGCGCATGATGTTCTCGATATGCCGCGGCCTTGGTGCGCGGCTCGCCGTCAAAGACCACCATGCTCAGCCATGCGGCCGAGCTATTAAGCAGCCGAGAAACAGCAAGGGCGCGCCGCACATCGCTCTTTGCCGAGCCAACTGCTTTGATCAAATCAGACATGGTTCAAAAGCCTCGATGACGATCTCGGTCCTGGGATTTTCCCGGTCGATCGCGTGGTAGAGATGCTGTTCGCGCAGCTGCCGGTCGTTTTCGTAGACGCGCTCCTGCAGGAAATCGAAGATCAGCGACGGGTCGAGGTCGGGGCGCTGCGAGGCGTAGAAAATCCGGCAATAGATCACCAGCGGGCCGGACAGAAGCACCGGCAGGCGCCTTACCTGCTTGTCGGCTTGCTTCAGCCAATCCAGCGCCTTCTTGCTCTTGATGAAGCGCGGCTTTCCACCGATCAGCACCAGCTTGCGGCTGTTCGCCTTCGAGGCCGGTTCGCCCAGGATGACGAACCGGTGCTGCTGCGCGCGTCTCTCCCCCATCACCCGAACGCCTCAGATGGCGGCCGGGAAAGCCGGACGTTCGGCGCCAAGCGCCTCGCCAGCCGGTATCTCGACGCCGTCGTCATCACCGAACAGATTGACGACCTCGGCGCCCTCGCCCTCCTCGGCCTCATGGTCATCGGCGACCGCCTTGGCTTCGGCGTCGAGGAACTGCTTGAAGCCCATCGCCCGGCCGCGCTCCCAGAGCTCGCCGCCTTCGCTGGCTTCATAGGGGTTGTCCTCGGAAAGCATCCCGGCCCGCCCAGCTTCCTTGCCCTCGGCGAAGATGTGACCGCCCTGGTCGAGGTGTTCCGCGTTGCCCTGATCGGCCGCGGCGCCATCTTCCCAGGCCTGCGCGGTATCTTCGAGCATGGGGTCGCCTTCTTCCCGCTCAGCGCTGGCGAAGGTCAATTCGGCAGGCCCGGCCGGCGCGCGCTCTTCGTCGTCGCAATGGCCGGTCTCGCCCTCATCGTCGATCTGGGGACCGGGCTCTTCCTCCAACATCGGATCGGGCTCTGCGGCGCGGCGCTTGGACGCTTTGAACGCCTCCTCCGAAAACCAATCGAGCTGCATGCCCTTGGCCAGGGCGCCGGCGCAGCGTTCCAGATCGTCGCGGCGCTTCTCCTCGTCCTCTTTCTCCAGCAGGCGCGACGCGCTGCGGTCCAGCTTGTAGAGGGCGTACAGCGCGTTGCTGACCTTGAGGTCGATGCCGGACTCGGCCTTGAACTTACCCTTGAGGGCCTTCAGATCCTCGTTCAGCGGCGCGATGTGTTCGGCCTTGAGATCGTCGATCTCGCATTCGATGGCGTAGCGTTCGGCGAAATAGGCCTTCTGCGCCGGGGTCAGCTGGGCGTCGTTGAAAACATGCACATTGTCGGTCATGGGGTGGCCCTCCGAAGCGGGGTTGGTCTGCTGATGCCGAGGCCCCAGTCCGGTTTTCAGGCCGGATCTGGGGCTGGGTGATGGTGGTCTGGATTGCCGGATTCGAACCGGCGACCTCTGCATCCCAAATGCGGCGCGCTACCTGGCTGCGCTAAATCCCGAACCTTGGTGGACCGAGCCGGGATCGAACCGGCGACCTCAGGCTTGCAAAGCGAGCGCTCTCCCAACTGAGCTATCGGCCCTTTCTCGGAGGGGTGCCGGCCGCTTCTCACACCTGCCGGCACCCCCGCGCTTTCGCCCGCTTCCGCACGGGCTCGGCGCTTCTCGTCAAATCTCCTTCTTCGGCCTGCTGTCGCAGGTCCATCCGCCGATGCGCTGATGACCGGGGTTGTCGGCCAGCCATTGCGCGATCGGGAATTCCGCCTGTCCCATTTGGCACTGCGCCATGGTCATGGGCCGCTCGATCTGCTTGCCGAAGCCGAGGTCATAGATGGCGACGGGCTGAAGCTCGACGGTGCGGCAGGCGCTGGAATTGGCCAGCAGGCAGGCGGTGAATGTCAGTACAAGCATTCATGCCTCCCGATCTGGCCGGCTTCCTTGCGGGCCGCGATGATGCAGCGCTCGACATCGCGGTAATGCCGCCGGCGAGTGAGCCAGTCGGTGAAGGCCATGCCGGCGCAGACCAAGGCCAGAAGCAGCACCATGACGGCGGCGGCGATCACGAAGACTTCGCTGACGGGATCGATGGCGGGCATCAGGCCGCTCCCCTCGCACCGGCGATTTCCTTCACGGGGCGCTCACGGGCGATGATCTCGCGCATCCAGGTAATCGTGTCGGCCCGGCTCATTTGCTTGTAGCCGTCGCCCAGGAAGAACTTCTTGTTGGCGGTCTTGCAGAGACTGTGGCCGCGAATGATGAGCGCCGAATAGAGCTCGTTGATGGTCTTGTCGCCGAAGTCCGGCTGGGTCGAAACGCCCTTGCTGGCGATATGGCGCTCAATCATGTCCTGCGCCTCGCTCGACTTGGCATCGAAGCCCTTGGCGCCCGGGATCTGGTAGCGGCCGAAATCGACGCGCTCGATGTGTTTCGCCCGGCACAGAGCGGAAAGAATCGCATTCGCCGCAGCATCGCAGCCCGGCATGATCCGTTTGAGATCGGCGGCCGAGAACACGGCGCCGCCAAGCTTTTTCAGCTCGATCAAAGCGCGAAGGTGCGAACCCGAAAGACCTTCCTTGGAATCGGCGGAGGGTTGGGGCGCCGCCGTTGGCTCGGGACGGCAGAGGGTCCCTTTGGCTGGTCCTGACGCGCGCAGCGAACAGCCGAGCTCCTTGGCGCGCATCCGCACATAACCGGAAGAAAGGCCGGTGGCATCGGCGATTGCCTCGTAGGTCGATCCCGAATTCGCCATATCCTTGATAGTGGCGTCGTGGCGGCGCAGGAAATTGGCGGCTTCCGGCGCTGGTCCGGGAGGGGCTTTCGACAGATGCGGTTGCGCCGAAGCACCTTCGGAATCGGGGGGGGGGTGTCTGGGGCTCGCGCGCGCAGTCACGCGGCGCGGCTGCATGGGTATGAACGGTATCAGATATACCTGCGATCGAACCCGCTTCGCCCGCCCTTTCAGCGCCGTCCATCACCGATATGACGATGGGCTCTTTGGACGCCGATACGCTTTCCTTGTCGGCCAGCGCCCCCAGATGCTGGCAGACCAGCTCCGCCACCAGCGGGCGCACGATCTCGATCAGCAGGTTCGGCGTGATCATTTCTGCGGCGGACTCGACCTTGCCGTTGATCCAGCTTTCGGCCTCGCGAGCGACTTCGAGCGCCAGGCGCGTGTCGCTGGTGTGGCCGAGGAGTTCTTGCAGCAGTGCGATACGAAGGCGCGGATTGCCGGTCAGGGAAAATTCGTCGAGGTCGAGCTTCATCAGATCCCCCTCCCCAGCGCGGTCGCCAGCAGCTTCGGCACGGGCAGGCTGGCCAGGGCACCGAATGCCGCGCCATCGATCGCAAGACCCGCGACGATGCTGGCAACGCCGACGATGACGCACGCGGCGCGTCCGACGGCGGCGACGCTGCGGCGCTTCTTGGGGGCGGTGACGAAACGACGCTCCACGGCCTGGGCGACGGCGGGTTTCTGCGGTTCCGGGGTGGTGCGCTCGGCGGCGGGCGCGGCGATCTGTCGGCGCATCATCTCGTGCAGGCAATCGCGCTCCAGGTGTTTGCGTTTGGCGAACTTGCCGTCGGCGGCGCGCTGCGGAATGGCATCGGCCATCAGCATGCGAATGGCCACGGCCGGCTTGTTATCGAAGGGCGGAAGGGTCGAGACCGTCATCAATGCCTCCCATTATCGAACCGGAGCGCCATCAGATGCGCGCCAGTCACCGGGTTGACGAACTGCTGCTTGAAGCCGTACCGCGCCCAGCGCGCCGGGTTGACGCTGCTGACCAGCACGATGCCAGCACCTTCGCGGGCGGCGATGTCGAGGCGGCGTGTCACCAGTTGGTGGCCGAGGCCGTGGCCCTGCAGATCGGGACGGGTCGCGCCCAGGCAGAGTGTCCAGGTATGGCGCGCGAAGCTGGCGGGAACGATGCCGCCGCAGGCGACGATGCCGCCTTCGATGTCGGCGACCAGCAGGATGCCCTTGGCAATGCGCAGGTCGCTCAGCCGGCCCTCGACGGCCCAAGGCTCGTAATGCTCATCGAGCGTGCCGGCGGCGCGGTGCGCGTCGGAGATCAGATGGGCGGCCTGGATGAAGTCCTGGCCGCGGGCCTCGCGGATCTGGGCGGCGCCGATCTTCATTTCGTCACTCCGCGCCCCAGTCGAGCCACCAGTCCGCCCAGGCGTTCAGCCGATCGGATGCCCGGTTGAACCTGACGCTCAGCCAAAGGAGTGCCCCGCTGATCCGGGCGGCCATGACGCGACGCATCGAGCAATTCCTTTCGCTTGGCTTGGAGCAGCGCAATTTCGAGATCGGTCTGCGCGATCTGTTGCTTCAGAAGCGCGCTGCGCCCGCGAAGGCGGCTTTCGAGCCGCGTCATGGTGGCGGCGTCGGCCAGCGCCAGGTTGAGCGCGGTGGCGAGGCTCGGGCGCCCGTCCCGATTGCGCAGCTTCACGATCGCGCGCTCGGACAGGCCGGTCATGGCGGCCAGCGCCTTCACCGGCAGCTCGCGCAGCACCGGCAGGAAGATTTCGTCGATGTCGGCCTCCGTCAGAGGAACCGAAGTTCCTCCCAGGGTGAACGACAGTTCCGAGCTCTGCGGGGTAGCTTTCCGCTCATGGATCAACGATGCGGAGAGTTCGACATGGCGACGCGGAAGAAAGGCAATGCGACCGGCGGTGAAAGCCGAAGGGGCGATGGCATTGCGAGCGGCGCGGAGGTGGATTCCGCGTTCGCCGCTCAACGTATTCGTGCCGTATCGGCGAATCGTCGGCACAGCCATCACAGACACCTCGCCGAGAGCCCCGCGGGATCGCGGCATTCGTTAAAAAAGATGCCCGCGATCCCCGCGCTCATTGAACTCGGGGACATATGCTTCAAAAGGCGCGGGCGAGACAGCATTACGCGGCCTCCCTCTCGATCTTGACGCCGGGCGGCATGAAGTCGTCAGGAATGGGCCGCTCTAGGCGCCGCAGCGTGTCGGCGGTCGGGCTCCAGTTCGGCTTGTCCATGTGGCGGATCAGGGCCTCGTAGACGCCCAGATGGCGGGCGAACTCCGAGACGTTCATGCCGAGATATCGGCGGTATGCGCGGATGCGCTCTATGGAGAGATCGACGATAAGCATTCCCTATCGTCGTAAAGTTTTACGGTTATGTCAAGCATATGATCGTAAAACTTTACTATCGTAAAAATCTACGCAGGATTTTACTTTTGTCACATGAGCATGGTTCAAAACAGGAAGGCCGCTCTGAGGGCCTATATCGATAGCCGCAAAGCTGAAGATCCGAGCTTTAGCGCAACGGAGTGGTCGCGTCGCGCCGGCGTGTCCGAAGGCACCCTTCGCAATTTCCTGACCAATCCCGATTCGACGATCACGCTGGACAAGCTGGATATGCTCGCCGCAGCTGAGAATGTGCCTCTTTCGCTGATCCTGGGCGAAGGGCAGATGTTCTCTGACAAGGAAATGGAGATGCTGAGATTGCTCAACCAGCTGCCCGATCAGAAGCTGCAGGCCATTTCTGAGCTGGTCGGGGATGGCCCCTTCCTTACGGAACGGGAAAAAGGACTGCTTGACCTACTGAAAACGTTGCCCGATCAGAAACTGGAAGTTCTGACGGCGACGCTGCGCGCTCTGCAATAGAGGATATCATCCGCTCTATAACATCGCGGCGATTCGGCTCTAATTGACGCATACGCAGTATTATTTCGATCATCAGCAGATCACGCTTTTGCGACACAATCCCACCCCATTGGACTATGAAAACCAAGGGGATGTCGCAAAGAGACCGGCTACCGCATCGAAGACGGTCCGGATCGCCGGCTCCTTCAAGGTATCTCGGCGCGACGACATCCAAACCGACAGACTGATTTCCGGCTCGTCGTCCAGCTCGAGGCGCACGGCCTCGGGGTCATACATGCTCGAATAGCTGGGGAAGATGCTGACGCTGTCACCCTGCTTGAATGCCGAATACATATCGACCGAGTTGATGAACTCTGCCCGGCTGGCGCTATCCAGACACAGATCATTCCAGGCAGCCATGCTCGGCACCGTGGCATAGTCGGTCCGCTGAAACAGGCCGTGATCGCGCAGATCCCGAAATTTATGAACCCTGGCCACTCCGGCCGATGCCCTGGGCGCGAATGGAGCGAACCGCATGGTGCCGACGCGGCGCACGGTGATGTCGCCCTTGAGGCCAGGGATATCGCCGGTCGACGTCAGCGTCACCGATACATCCGCATCGCCTTCCGTGCTGAAGGTCATGGCGGGCAGCGGATAGCTGCTCGGCGCCAGGTCGAAGGGCTGGAGCGTTTTGCTCAACTTCAAAAGCGCAGGAACGAGCGTGAAATGCAGGACGCCGGGCGGCGCGCTGACGCTGACGACGGGGTCGAGCGCGCGAATTGCCGCCATGGACTGGTCAAAGCTGCCGATCGCCTCCCTCACAGCCCGCGCTCTTTCGAGCAGGAGGTCGCACGCAGCCGTCGGAACCGAACCACGGCGCTGCAGGCGACGGAAAAGCCGGCGACCGACCAGGTCTTCCAGATCGTCCAGACGCCGCATCACGGTGTCCTTCTTGAGCTGCAATTCGTCGGCCGCGCCGGAAATGCCTCCGCACTCTGCTACCGCGAGGAGCAGGCGGATGTCATCCCAGTTCTTGAGCGAATTGCGAGGAATATCAGTAACTCCCAATGCCGATAAGTCCGAAATTTGGACTTTTTATGCAACCACAGGCCGACGAGCCTGTAAATGTTTTTTCTCCTAAAAAGGGAACAGGAGCATGAAGGACCGACCTAATTCGCTCGTTGAGGTACGCATTGCAGCCAGCCAGAATGACCTTCATATGGTCACCGCTGTAAGGGCCGCGGTGTTCATGGCGGAAAGCGCCGAATCCTCGACGGCGACCTATGCCGATGAATTCCAAGCCAACGATTTCACCTGCACGCATGTGCTTGCGCTGGTCAACGGAGACCCGGCCGGGATTCTTCGCATTCGCTGGTTCAAGGACTTCGCGGCCATGGAGCGAATCGGCATCCGTGCGCGCTATAGGGCGAGCTATCAGATCTTCATGGATCTATGCGACTTCAGCGTGCAGCACATCCGCGAGAAGGGCTATACGACCATCGTTGGCCGCGCCTTCGAGAAGACCTGGCTGATGTGGGCTCGGCGCATTCAGGCCGAACGTTCGGGGCCGGCCATTCATTTCGAGCGCGGGCGCCTTTGGCCGATGGTCGCGCACTTTCCCCCACTCGAAAATAGCGTCTCGAATTTGGCTTTCGGAGATCCTGCCGTCGAGGAGCTGATCGTTCAGCAAGAGGGCAAGTGGGACTTCGGCCTGGTGCGCCATCCTGAAGGGAGTGCCGCCTGAACGATGACCAGCACGTCCAAGATTATGAGGATGCGCTCTGATGCTGCGGAATTGCTGCTGGATCAGAACTTAAAAATAGAAGACCCGATCCTCTTCACCGTCCTGGGCTGTTATATCGAAGCCCTGGACCGCTTCATCATGCGCCAGGAAAGCGCCCTCCAGGAGAAGCGCCGCCGATCGGTCGCGTCCATTCTGGGGGCGCCCCCAAATTCGCGGAACTGACGCGCCTCAGGGGCAAAGCGTCGGGCTGCCAGACTCCCTCACGAGAAGGCCATCGGCGAACCAGGCATAGGTAGTTTGGTAGCCGGTATATGCGCCGAAGCCATTCTTGGCATTGACGGTGACCGGCACCACCCAGCCGTGAAATGTGCCATAGATGCCTCGCTGGCATTGCCCGAGGCTGGGCCTTCCTATTTCGACCTGGGCCGAATAGGGATCTTTAAGGGTCGTCGCGAGGCGCCCGCGAATTACCTCTTCATATGACGCGGGAAACGCTCCGGCATCCTCAGGCTTATTGCCGAGCAAACCGGCGCCGGCGCATGCGGAGAGCATCGCGCACCCGCTGACCATGATCAGCCGAAACCTCATGACTTCCCCCGTCTAATAAGAATTTCGAATGCGAGACCAAAGCAGGGAATTTGCGCGAGTCCTGTGATGTACCTCACAGGCGCGGAGCCATCGCAAAACTTTGACACCTTCGTATCGTAAACTTTTACGTTTTACCTCTTGACTATATCGTAAAGTTTTACGATCATCTCTCTGTCACCAGCCGTCGCCCCCTTACGGCTGAGACACCCACCGGCCCCGGCGCTTCCCCACCCCCTCTCAAGCGCCGGGGCCAACAGGGAGAGAGATTATGGCCCGACTTGCGTTCTGCTTCCCGCTCGGCTGGCCGAGCAACACCTTCGCCGAGCTCGACGGCCACGCCGAAATCGATAGCTCCGGCGAGATCATCGAAATCTTCCTCCCCGACTATGCCGTCAAGGGCATGCCCGAGGTCACCGTGACCGGCGCGCTGGCCGACCAGATCGAGCGCTGGCTGCTGATTGCGCGCGGCGACGAGGTCGTGGCAGCAACGGAAGAGGCACGACGCGGTCGGATCGCTTCTGACCGCGAGATGTATGGGAGCGCCGCCGAATGACGCGCACCATCGAAATGTCCGCCGTCCTGGACACCGCAGGAGAGAAGGCGCGAGCCGACTTCGACCATCGCGGCGTCAGCCTCTCGTGCCATGGCAAGGGCATTTTCCTGAATTTCGAGCAGATGGACGCCCTGGTCGACGAATACCGCCGGTTCCAGCGGCTGCAGGCCCTGGCTGACAAGCCGGTCGGCGTCGAGGATCTGCCGCTTCATCGGAGTGCTGCGTGATGACGATCGAGCAGATTGCCGATGCACTGCGCGAGGCTTACCCAACCGCGACCGCTGTGACCGTCTTCGTCAGCCATGGCGAGGTCAGCGTCGAGGTCAAGAACTGTCAGCCGATCAAAGGTGAGTGCAGCTATCGCTGCCTGAATGGTCAATGGGCCGTTCCCACGACCGAGAGGAGCGACACCAAATGACCGCCACCATCCTCCCCTTTCCCCGGCCGCCCGAGCCCGCCCGCGGCATCATCATCCCGATCCGCCCGGCCCATCCGGTGCCGCTGCCGTCGTCGCGCGATCTGGCGCTGGGAAACCTGCGCAAGGCCTATCACGGCGCCCGCCTGGGCAACCCGAAGGCCCGCGAGGTGGTCGAGATTTTCGCGCTGTATGCCGGGGATGAGGAGATCGCCAAGCTGGCGCAGATGCTGCTGGGGGATCTTGATCAGCGTGCGGTGATCGCTCCGTGCGACTGCGAGCCGGATGGTGCGGCGTGAGCGCGGCAATGACCGACCGGAAATGCCAGTGCTGCGGCGTCTCGTTCCGCGCACGCACCGCCGACGTCAAACGCGGCTGGGCAAAATTCTGCTCCAAATCCTGCAAGGCGAAGAAGCAGGAGAAGCGCACCGGACAGTTCCGCAACTATCTCGGCAGTGGCGTCGATCGCGTGACCTACCTGCACTATGCGCGCGAATACGGCGGCATTCCGCAATTCGATGGGCGCGGCGAATATGTCGGATTCACCGCGGTCGGTTTCGACAATACCGAACATCAGGACCACGAACGTTCATGACCGCCGCCCGCACCCACACCATCAACGTTCCGTCCTGGGTGATCGACTTCATCCTGCTGCGGCCCCTGCTGCGCCGCGTCGTGCGTCGTCTGCGCAAGCGGCTGGCTAAGTCGCGGAGGTGGATGTGAGCCGCCCGACCAAATTCATCCCCGGCCCGGCGATACGATCCAGCCAGGCCGTCATCGCCCTGATTGAGCAGGGGCAATGGTTCTACCGCGTTGGCCGGATCACCAATCCGAAGACGCTGGCGAACATGACCTATTCCTCAATCAAGCATGCCGCCGAGTTCGGCTATATCCGCCTCGCCCTTCCGAACCCAGAAAGGGCAGAAAAATGAGCGCGCCATTCGAGATCCGCATCCGCGCATCCTCGACGCCCAGCTATGCCGATTGCGCGCTGCGCACCGCGGCGAAGATCTGGCGTCCTATGTTCCGTGATGCCGGTATCGAACTGCGCGCCGTGTCGTCGTCGGCGGGCGCGATTGTCGGGTCATCCCTCCATGCCGGCGCAGCCTATTTGCTGACCAGCAAGATGGAGGCCGACGATCTCGGCAACCAGACCGAGGCCGAGCAGCGCGCTTTCGAGGAGATGGATCGGCGCATCGGCGAAGAAGGCGTCACCTGGGATGACACCACAGGCGATCTCAACGCCGCCCAAGCCCAAACGCGCAAGATGGTGGCGAGCTATCGCATCCACATCGTTCCGAAAGTGCGCCCGGTGGCCGTCGAGCAGCCGATGGAGGCGCAACTGCGGCCGGGCGTCCTGATCACAGGAACCGCCGATCTCTTGGAGAACGACATCTTGCACGACACCAAGAGCGGCGTGCGCCAGCGCGTCAACCTCGCGCAATACGGCGTCTACTCGCTCCTTCGTCGGACCGCCGAATTCGAGGTCAACGGCATTGTCGAGGATTACGTCCCTCGTGTCGGAATGAAGAAGCTGCAGCCCGAGCCGACGACGACTCCCTATTCGATCTATGCCGCCGAGCAATTGGCCATGCGAACGCTGAACGCAATGGCTGACGACGCTGCCCGCTTCAAGGAAACCGGCGATCCACTGGCCTTCCTCCCGAACTCCGGCAGCCAAATGTGCAGCGATAAATATTGTCCCGCATGGGGGACCACCGCCTGTCGCGTCCATAAGGGCGCGGCCAACTGAGGAGATGAGCATGACCAATTCTTCCGCTGCCACCCTGGCAGAGCCGCGCGTTGCTGAGCAGCCGCAGGCTGATACGGCCCAACTTCCCGCCGTCGCCGAGCAGCGCCAGCGGCTGGTCGTCCATGACGACAGCAGCTTTTCCAACTATCTCGACACCGCGAAATTCGAACAGCTGTGGCGCGTTGCCCGCGCGTTCGCGAATTCCGGTCTCGTTCCCAAGCACCTGACCGGGAACGAGGCCGGCTGCTTCATTCTGCTTCAGATGTCGATGCGCCTTGAGGTCGACCCGTTCATGTTCATGCAGAACACCTATATGAGCCCGGATGGTAAGCCGGCCCTCTATGGCCAGATGGCTATCGCGCTGATCAATAGCCGCGGCCCTTTCACCGGCCCCATCCAGTTCCAATTGACCGGCGAGAGCGACACCCGCAAGTGCCGGGCGTTCGCCAAGCACAAGATCACCGGCGATATCTGCGACATCGATGTCGATATAGCCATGGCCAAATCCGAGGGTTGGTACAGCCGCAACAAGAAATGGCAGAGCATCCCCGATCTGATGCTGCGCTACCGCTCCGGCGCATGGCTGGGCCGAGTCTATGCGCCGGAGACCCTGATGGGTATGCCGACGATGGAAGAACTCGAAGACACGGCCACGTTGACCCTGGTCGGCACTGGCAAGCCCGGCGCGCCATATGCGGTGGAGGGTGTGCAACCGATCGTCCCCGAGAAAGCCAAGGCGGCCATGAGGCCTGTCGAGGCGAAAAAAGACCCTGCATCGGTCGAGCCGAGGAAATCCGAGGCTTCCGCCGAAAAGCAGCAGGCCCAGGCCGCCCCGCAGCCCCAGCCCCCGCACGATCCCGAAACCGGCGAGATCCATGGCGATGACAGCCAGGGCGGCGCCGACGAAACCCTCTTCTCGGAGTAATCGATCATGCAGATCACCGTCAGAAACTGCCTTGGCGTCGATCGCCTGGAAGCCGCCGCCGACCCGATCCTGCTGCTCAGCGGGCCGAACGGGGCCGGCAAGTCGTCGACCATTCGCGGGCTTGCCTCTGCCCTCACCGGCGAAATCATGCCCGAGGGCGTCGCCAAAAAGGACTCGACGCTGCTAGTCCGCGACGGCGCCGACGCCGCCCGCGTGGTGGTGACCGGCCCGCAGGGCTCGGCTGGCGTCCGCTGGCCGGAAGCCGAGCGCCGCACCGATGGCACCCCGCCGAAGGCATCGCCGACCGCCGCCGGCCTGACCAGCCTCCTCGACCTGCCCGTGAAGGAGCGCGCCCGCGAACTCGATCGCCTGCTGAAGGCCGCGCCGAGCCCTGCCGACCTGGCTGGCGCCCTGCGCGACACCGATGCCAATTTCGTCACCGGCGGCGGCGCGGCCACCGAGGACGAGGCTGCCGCCATGGTGCCGATGGCCCTCGACCCGAAGGACCAGCGTGACGCCGCCATCTACCGCATCGTCGCCGGCATCTGGCCGACGGTCGAGATCGACGGTTTCGACGGCGCGCATTCGCGGGCCGCCGACAAGGGCAAGGAACTGAAGGGCGCTTGGCGTCAAGTCACCGGCGAACAGTACGGCAGCGAGAAGGGCGCGAAGTGGAAGGCGCCGGGCCACGAGCTGCTGGAGGAACTGGAAGTTCCCGAGGCCGATCCGGTCGCGCATCTAACCAAGCAACTGGCGCACGTCAGCAGCGTGGCCGAGGGCGCCGCCCGCAATTTCGCGATCGGCCAGGTCGACCTCGACGGCACCCGCGCCAAGGCCGAGCAGGTTCCGGCGCTGCAGGCTGCCTTCGACGCCGCGAAGAAGGCCTGCGACGCCGCCAACCAGGCGCATAACGATGTGATGGCCAAGCGGCCCGGTCTGATCGACGTGCCGATGACGTGCCCGCATTGCTCCGGCGCCGTGCAGATGGAGGGCGGCAATCTCGTCGCTGTCAGCCATGCGCCCAGCCCGGAAGACATCACCGCGGCGCGCAAGCGTTTCGACGATCACGCCGAGGTCGAGGCGGTGGCGAAGAAGACCTTCGAGGACGCCTATCACGCCCAGCAGGACGCCTTCGCCGCCCTGACCGAGGCCAAGCAGGCGGCGCTGAAGCTGGAGAAAAACGACGCCGGCAGCGTGCCGCATGTGACCGAGGCGCAGGTCGAACTCGGGCGCAAGGACGTCGAGCGCCATGCCCGCGCGCTCGATGCGGCCAAGAAGACCGTCGAAGCCGCGCGCCTTCACCGCCAGATCGTCCTCAACCAGCACATCATCGACGTTCTGGCGCCGGAAGGCCTGCGCCGGAAGAAGCTGGCGAACGTGCTGGACAGCTTCAACGAGGGGCGTCTGAAAGCGCTTTGCGAAGCCGCGCGCTGGCCGGCCGTCAGCATCGGCGCCGACATGCAAATCCGCTTCGGGCGCCGGATCGCCGCCGAGCCGTTCAGCAGCGAGGCGCAGGTCATGCGCGCTCGGATCATCCTGCAGGCCGCCATCGCCCGGATCGACGGTTCCGACGTGGTGCTGATCGACCGTGCCGACAAGCTCGACGCCGCCGGCCGGAATGGGCTGTTCGGGCTGCTGAAGGTCTTGGCTGCCGATGGCATCCGCGCCGTGGTGGCAATGACCGCCTCGGTGCCGAACAAGACCGTTCCCGACCTTGCGGCGGCCAAGCTGGGTGCGTCGGTCTGGATCGCGAATGGCGTGGCCCAGCCGCTGGCAGAGGCGCGGGCGGCGTTCGAGACGGCGCAGCAGGCCAAGCAGGCGGCGGAGTGACGGTGATGCTGCTGACCGAAGAAGGGGCCCGAACGAAATGGTGCCCGCAAGCTCGCGTTTTTGACGTAAGCGGCACCAACAGCGCGGCGGCCATCAATCGCTACGACGAAGATGTCCCGAGCAAGAACAATGGGGCAGATGAAGACTCTCTTCCGCCGTCGGCGCGATGCGTTGGATCTAACTGCATGGCGTGGCGCTGGGGAGATTGTCATCCGACCGAAACGGTCGATGTCATCGAGACCCCGACGCCGGGCCTGCACCGCCGTGTCTCCCGGCCCATTCAGCGCGGCTACTGCGGCCTCGCCGGGAGGACGGAATGACCGACCTCGAAGCCATGGCCCAGGCGCTGGAGGCGACCGGCGACTATCGCATCCTGCGCCGTCTCAAGCCCAATCCCACCTTCAATGTCGTCAGCGGCACCAATCGCCTGACCGGCATCATCGTCGACGTCGAGACTACCGGCACCGATACGGCGGGCGACGAGGTGATCGAACTCGGCATGATCCGATTCGGCTTCACGCCGGCGGGCGATGTCCTCGACGCCGAATATGTGTTCAGCGCCTTCCGCCAGCCCTTGCTCCCGATTTCCGAAGAAATCACCCGGATCACCGGCATCACCGAGGAAATGGTCGCCGGCTGCGCGATCGACGAGGCCGATGTCACGACCTTCATCTCCGAAGCCAAGATCGTCATCGCCCACAACGCCGGTTTCGACCGCAAGTTCTGCGAGCGTCAATGGCGCGGCTTCGACGCGCTGCCCTGGGCGTGCAGCTTGACCGAGATCGACTGGAAGGCCGAGGGCTTCGATGGTCAGAAGCTCGGCCAGCTGCTGGCGCAGATCGGCCTGTTCCATGACGGTCACCGCGCCGTCGAGGATTGCTACGCGCTTCTGGCGGTGCTGAACCACCGGCTGGAGAGCAGCGAGACGGTGCTGGGCAAGCTGCTTCAGAGCGCCCGGCAGTCGACGATCCGCATCTGGGCGACCGGCGCGCCGTTCGAGAAAAAGGACGTGCTGAAGGCGCGCGGATATCGCTGGTCGGACGGCACCGACACCGACCACAAGGCGTGGTGGATCGACGTGCGCGACGACGCCTATGCCGCCGAGATGACCTATCTGGAGACGGAGATCTACGGCTGGTCTCCGAACCTTCCGACGCGGCGCCTGAACGCCTATAGCCGCTATTCGGTGAGGGCGTGATGAGCGACTGCGAACTCTGGAACCGCCCCGCCATTGGCGTCACCCTGCTGGGCGCGCTGCGCGAACGGATGCGCCAGCCTGGCGGCGCAGAAGCCCTCGGTCCGACGCTCGTCTGGCTGGTGAAGGATTTCGGCACCGAATGCGACAAGGGCCTGCGCATCGAGGCGATCCACGACGGCGGCAACATCATCGTGATCGACACCTTCTGGTCACCGGCTCTTTACGGGCTTGAACAGCGCCGCCAGGTCGAGCTCGATACCACGGCGCGGGCCTATCTGGAGCGCCTGGAGGCGCAGCGCCGCGCGGCCGGCTGGAACGGCAATCTGCCGGCGGTGATGCCGAGCCGCCCCGAGCACACCCACGATTTCACCGCCCGCACGATCACGTCCTTCCTGCCTCTGAAGAAGGGGCGGCGCCGGCACCTGACCACGACGCACGGCTGCTGCGCCTGCGGCCTGTCGGAGCCGATGTTCGACCACCTCATTGGTGCTGATGCGCCAATTCGGAAAGACAAGGTGCGCGTTTCTATAATTCCGGCCTCGGCCATCACCGAACGATGGAGAAAAGGCGAATGACCCTCCACCGCACCCAAGCCCGCGCCGACCGGCATCTGCTGGCCAAGCAGTTCCCCGAGGCCTTTTCCGAGACCGGCGGCGGCCGGCGCAAGAAGCCGCTCAAGCGCGGCATCGCGCACGACCTGGTGCGGATCGGCGTCATCGACGAGGACGGCAACTTCCTGACGGTGCGCCGGATCATGGACGCGGTGCAGGTCTACTGCAAGGGGCCGAAATACACCTACACGCTGGCGCAGGGCGGCCCGCGCTACGACCTCGACGGCAATCCCTGCGGGGAAGTGTCGGCCGAGGAGCAGGCCCGCGCCCAGGAAAAGCTCAAGGCCCGGGGCTGGGATGGATTTTTCGACGCGGACGGGGCGCCGCGGAGCAACCCGAAACGGAGGGCGGCATGAGCACGAAAATCGAATGGTGCGACGAAACCTGGACGCCGATTGTCGGCTGCGATCCGGTATCGCCGGCCTGCGCCTTCTGCTATGCCGCCACGATGGCCGCGCGGCTTGAGGCTATGGGCGTCGAGAAATATGCCGGCCTAGCCACGCGCGAAGGCGCACTCGGAAAATGGACCGGCAAGGTCACGGTCTGGGAGCCGGAGATCAGGCGCCCGCTGTCGGTGAAGAAGCCGCGCAGATGGTTCCTGACCAGCATGGGCGATGTCGGGCACAAGGAAGTGTCGGACGAGACCCTTGATCGGCTGTTCGCCGTGATGGCGGAAGCGCACTGGCACCAGTTTTATGTTCTAACTAAGCGACCCGAGAGGCTTCGCGCATATCTCGAAGCGCGCCAGCGCGCCGGTTCGGAACCGCTGCCGAATGTCATCATCGGCAGCACCGTCGAGGATCAGGAGCGCGCCGATGAGCGACGTCCGCACATGGGCGCAATCGCCGCCCTGGGCTGGCGGACTTTCGTCAGCTATGAGCCTGCGCTCGGGCTGGTGAAATGGAACGGCTGGGAATTCCTGTGCTGGCTGATCAGCGGCGGGGAATCCGGCCCCAAGGCGAGACCAACCCGTCCCGATTGGCACCGCGTCGCCCGCGACTGGTGCGCCGCGCATGGCATTCCCTATTTGCTGAAGCAATGGGGAGAGCATATCCCCGTCTACGAATCCGAGGGCGAGAGAGGTCAGCCCACCTTTGATGCCGCCGATGGCGGCCCGGCCGGGCGCTTCGATGGCGTCCGAGCCCACGTCAAATGGTTCGGCGAGGATGCCACAATGTACGAGGACGGCATGGCCCGCGTCGGTAAAAAGCGTGCCGGGCGCCTCTTGGACGGCGTCGAGCACAACGGCTTTCCTGAGATGCGGCCATGACCCCCGATCGCATCCACCGCCTGCGCGGCGCCGTCCAGTTCGGGCTGCCGGTGACCGTCGAGCCGGCCGAGTTGACCGAGATGCTGAATGCCGTTGAGGCGCGGCACAACCAGGAACCGGCGCCAGCGCGTCCGCGCCAGGATCGCGGCTTCACCCGCTGGCTGATGGAGCTGGAGACTATTGCCGCCGCCGGTTTTCCTGCGAGCGACATTGCGTGGGTTCGCGAGAACTGCTGGCGCAAAGGGATGTCGCCGGCGGCGGCGCTGGACGCGTTCGAGAAAGGGGAAGAGGCATGAACCATATCACCGCCCTGGCATCGCCCGATGCCACCGACGACGCAACCCGGCTCCGTCTCTATGAAGAGGTCATCAACAAGATCGCCCGCGGTCGCGAGACGAACGGCTCGCCCATCGGCGGCGAGACCGCCAGGCAGATGGCCCGCGATGTCCTGCTGAAAAGCGGGCGCGAATGGACGAAGAGGAGGATCGGGTGATCGATCTCGCCCGCATCACCTACGACTGGGAGGGCACTGGCGAACCGCCGTCTGCTGGCGACTATCTGCGCGGTCAGGGCGTGCGCGGCCCATCGCCGCGCGCCTATTTGGTCCACGCCGCCCGCCCCGTGAAATCGAAGGTTCATGCCGGCCGGCTGGTGCTTTCTGTCGAGCGCCTGAGGGCAGCTGACATCCCGGCCGGCGCCGCCGTCTATCCCATCCGCTGGTATTCGCGAGCGTCGAAGCGCTCGAAAGCGAGGTTCTTGCCATGACCGACATCCTGACCATCGAGCAGATCGCGGAGATCGAGGCACTACTGGATGTGGCCACCCTTGACTTGGATACGCTTTCCAAAATCGTCAGTGCTGCCCCGGCGCTGATCGCCATGGCGAAGCGCCCCAAGTGGGTATGTTTCCATTGCGGTTTCGAGACCTCCAATGAAGCGGAGGCCGAAGGACACTTCGGTCCTGGTGACGGTGAGCCGGCCATGTGCCTGCACTGGTTGGAGCTCACGGAGGACGAGCGCCTGAAGGCGTATCAGGAAACTGAGATCGAATTGAACGGAGCGCGAGAGGCTGAGCATCAGGCAAATCAGCGCGCTGAGAAAGCCGAGGCCGAGCGCGACAAGTTCCGCGAGATTATCAAGCGCGGACACTGGACAGCAACGGTGACGGACAATCGGCCCAAGAAAGGCTTGCGCGGCATCAGGATCAAAGGCGAATACCCGTCAAAGCAAGCCGCCTTGCACGCCGCTGAAGCCGCGATAGCTGATGGGCGTCCCAATATCGACACCTTCATCCACGGACCAACGGCGAAGTCATTTGCTCATTTCAACCTTCCCCTATGCGATATCGACGCGCTTGGAGACACCGCCGCCCTTCTGCAAGAGGAAGGCCATCATGGATGATTTGGTGAAGCGCGCCCTGGACGAGTCGGTCAATCGGTTCCTCGGCTGGCGTCTGCCCGATACCTTCGCGCCCGACGCGGGCATCAAATTCGACCGGGAATATGCGGCCAAGTACGGTATGCCGACCGGCACCAACCTGCTGGACAGCGCGCAGGCTAGGGCGATGCTGGAATTTGTGGTCGGGCCGATTATCGAAGACCAGGCGGCGGAAATCGAGCGGCTGAATGCCCGCTTGTCCTGGCGCGAAAACAACCGCGGCCAGACGCATTACCCCAGATGCGAGCAGGACCATCGCCAATGCGCGATGGAGGAGATCGAGCGCCTGCGCAACCGAGACTGGATCGGGGAGCTGATGCGGTGGGGCGGCCCGAATAATCGGGAGTGTCGGATTGGGCGTCTTCTGGCCGGCTATGTATCGCCGACCGGCATGTGCTCTTGGGAAGCGCATCTAGGCCTCATGACGCTCGGATTTCATCAGCAGGAAGCCGAAGCTCGCACCGCCGTCGAGAAGGCGGTGCGCGAAGCGTTGGGGATGCCGGCAACCATTGAGAAAAGCTCACAAGTTCAGTCTGTCGAGCTTACTGATCTCCGCGAAGAGGTCGCCTTCTGGCGCGGCGATCTGGCAGCCCGACTGTGGTTCGCGGTTGGTCTGCATAAGGACGCCGTCGCCAAGGGCGATCGCTCCCGCGCTGCCGATCTACGGGTCAACATCATCATGCCGGGCCTGGCGGCTCTGAAATCCGCCGATGCCAAGGAATGGCATAGCCGATGTGATGTTTGCGGGGAATTCGTACGGCCAGATCAGCCTGATTGTGCCTGGGATGAGATCAGCGGGCATGCGGCCTGCCTTCTGGATGACCCGTCTGGCCATGAGCCAGTTGGCGACGCGTGGCGGCAGAAGGCTATCGCTGCGGCCATGGGGATCGTCAGCCTGGGCGACCCCGCATCGCCGGCCGAAATGCCCAGGACGTGCGAGACGTGCGGATGCGGGGAAGTGAAGGCGTGGGCCAAGCCGTGCCGCACATGCCCTCATCCCGAGCGCCCCAACTGGACCCCGAAGACCACCGCCAGCGAGGAGACCGCGCCGTGAGCGGTCATGTCATCGCATCATGGGCTCGGAAAGTCATCCGGAACAAGGACATAGGTTCCGTTGGGGATCGGCTTGTCTCGGAAGCGGCGCTCTGCGGCTTTCTTGATCAGCGGCCAATGCCGCCGCAGGGCCGCATCGATATGGTCCGGGGTCGCAAACGCAGCGGTGGCTTCGATCCTCGCCAGCGTCGGGAAAGGCAGCTGGAACATAGCCCGGAGATCGCCCTCCCTTCCCTCAAACTCATAAACGCCCTGTTCCCTGACAGCCGGCGGCAGAAAGGTAAATGCCATGGTTGATATCCCCGTCATTTTCAGCGCGCCCATGGTGCGCGCCCTGCTCGACGGCCGCAAGACGCAGACCCGGCGGCTGGCGTCGTCACCGCTGGCCAAGGCTCTGCCGGACGATCGTCTGTGGGTGCGCGAGACGTCGATGCCGGCCATCGATGCCGGCGGCGGCGATTTTCGCTATGCAGCTGATTATGACACCGCGGGCTATCGGCGTATGGCCGACCTCCATAAGTGGACGCCCGCCATCCATATGGTGCGCCGCGCCAGCCGCCTGACCCAGGTGGTGACAGAGGTCAGGTTTGAGCGGCTGCAGGACATCAGCGAAGCCGACGCCATGGCCGAGGGCATCACCTCGGAGGAGGTGATCGTCGGTGCCCATTGCGCCGGCGGCGTCCATACCGAGGTGACCGCCACCCGCTATTTCTATGACGGGTGCGCCGAGGAAGGTTTCGAGTCTGCGGTGGATGCCTATGCCGCCCTCTGGGACCATCTGCACGGCGCCGGCAGTTGGGACAAAAACCCTGAGCTGGTCGCCCTGACCTTTACCGTCCACCAGGTCAACATCGATCGGATGCCGGCGGCCGAGGTGGCGGCATGAAGACGATCACCGAGATCCGCGTGCCGCCCGAGGTCGCGCCATTCATGGCCAAGCACGGCGACCGTGCGTTGACCAGCATTACCAAGTTCCTCGCGCCCTGCGGGACCATCGATGAGAAGCTGGGCGCGCTCGGCGCCATGGCGCAGGTGCTCCTGGCTTATGGCGATTCGCTGCAGGCGCACCAACTGGCGAAGACACCGGCCGGAAAATCGGGGAGGCCGTCGTGAACCGCCATGACGACATCCTGGCCCGGCTGCGGGCGGCGACGGGACCGGATAGGGAATGCGATATCCGCATCGACCACATGATGAGGCGTCGAGGCATATCGTGGGGTTACGGCGATGACTATGGCGGGTCTGAGCCGCCGGTGGTCGATTTATGGAGTGCGGAAAAATGGGCGGTTGTGGCGAAGGAAGCAGCCGAACGTCACCCGCGCTATACGTCCAGCATCGACGCCGCCATGGCGCTGGTCGCCGAGCTGCTGCCGGACGCCAGCATCAGCGTGTGCCGTCTCCCTGATGGCGCCGGATATGCCTGGATCAATGACCCCGTCCGGCAGTTGCACCAACGCGGCGCGACGCCGGCCATCGCCGTGCTGATCGCCGGCATCGAGGCCCTGAAGGCCAAGGAGGCCGCATGACCCACCAGAGAGAAGAACAGATGTCCATGGCCTGCAAGACGATGGACGTGCCGACGGCGGGCAAGCTCTATTACGGCCTCGGTCGCAACGCCTCCTATGAGTTGGCCAAGACCAATCCCGAACTTCTTCCGACGATTCCGGTTGGCAGGCTGCTGCGCGTTCCAATAGTCTTGATGGATCGCATCATCGAATCGCCACCGACGAAGGAATAGGCCATGGACCGAGGTCACATTCGGCCCAGGGGCACCGGCACCTGGGAAATCAAGTATGACCTCCGCACCGATCCCGTTACGGGCAAGCGAATCACCAAATACAAGTCTTTCAAGGGCACCAAGAAGGAAGCCTCCCGCGAACTGACCCGGCTGCTGGCCCAGATCGACGATGGGGTCTATGCCGATCCTTCGAAGATGACAGTCTCGCAATATCTCGAGCACTGGCTGACCTGCGATATTGAGCGGCGCCTCGCGCCCTCCTCGGCCCGGCGGCACCGTGAGATCTGCGAGACCTATATCAAGCCGCGCATCGGGTCTTTGCCGATCGCCAAGCTCGCAGCCATCCATATCGAGAAGCTGGAAGCCGACCTGCAGAAGGACGGCCGGCGCGATGGCCAGGGGCTCGCGCCCCAGACGGTCAAGCACTGCCATCGCACGCTGTCTCAGGCGCTGAAGCACGCCGTCAGCATCAACGTGCTGTCCCGCAATCCAGCGATGACGGTCAAGGCGCCAAAGGTGCCGGATCGGGAGATCGCCATTCTGCTGAAGGAAGAGATCTCCGTCCTGCTGGTGGTCGCGCGTGGCTACAATACGGGCGTCATCAAATGGATCTATGAGCCGGTGCTGCTTGGCCTCACCACCGGCATGCGCCGCGGCGAAATCCTTGGGCTGCGCTGGCGTGACGTCGACCTCGACGGGGCCAAGCTCACGGTGCAGCAGGTGATGGATGAGGTCCGGATGTGCGAGATTGTCGATGGGGGCGAAGTGCGGTCGCGCGATATCACCTTTAAGGCGCCGAAGACGGCGCAGAGCCGGCGTGCGATCGATCTGCCGTCCGCGACGGTTTCTGCGCTGCGCGACCTGAAGCGGCGCCAGGCCGAGACGCGGCTGAAATACGGCCTCGGAAAAGACGCGCTCGATCTGGTAATTTGCGAAGCGGACGGCAGCCCGATCAAGCCCAACAAGCTCACTAAAGCGTTCGAGGATCTGGTCGCAGCTGCCGGCCTCACCCGCATCACCTTCCACGGCCTGCGCCATACCCACATAAGTCATCTGCTGATGGGCGGGACGCATATCAAGGTGGTCAGCGAACGGGCGGGCCATTCGAACATCAACATCACGCTCAAGACCTATGCGGCCTTCATCCCGACGATGCAGGCCGACGCCGCGAAACTGGTGGACGGGTGGCTGTCGGGCGCGGTAGAAAGCGCCTCGGAAAAACCTTCCGGTGGCAATCCGGTGGCAAATCTGCCAAAACGGGAAGGTCCGAAAAGCTAA